GTTAGTGCCTATGAAAAGATTAACCAAATCCTGTATATGATTAACAATGGATTAAAAGAACCAATTAACGTCGAGAAATTTGAAGAAGACGATGAAGGAACAGAGTCATGATTATAACCCACCAGACAACGAATGACGGTTTTGTAACAATGTGTTGGAGATACTTGGAAAACCCAAGTATTGTTGATGATGACACAGATTTTCAAATGGTAAATCCATATTGGGAGCTTGTTGCCTTGCAACAAGTAGAGCCGTCAGAAACTATATTCATAGTTGACAAAAAAGAAATTACCAGTGGCGAACGAGTAGAACTCTATGAATTTAGCATGTAATGATATGTTTGGAGAACTGATCAAACCGGGTGATACCGTTTGGTCTTTAGAAGTTAACCAAGAGTTTGAAATAAACATTTATCAGTGGCTACTTGAGCAAGTACACGGCCCTATGTCTGTTTCCGTCATATTTACTGATGGAAAAGAAAAGCGAAGAAGTGTCAAAAGCACAAGAATATTGGCAAAAGATAAAAGTCGTCTTGTAAATTATATGATAGATAATTTAAACAAGCAAAAAACCAAGTACGAAGAAAATTTGCAAAAATTAGAATCAATTTTGGAACAAAACGAAATTGCAATTGCAATTAACAATACAGAAGAGGAAATATGAACAATCGCGTTTTTATCGTGACAGATACCGAGACTACGGGTACTGATCCCTCATTGGGTCATGAAATTACCCAGTTGTCGGCCATAGCCTTAAATCCAATTACATTGGAAGAGCACCATGTTGGGCGATTCAACATGTTCATTAAGCCAAAGAATCCCGAAAGGGCCGACCCTAAAGCAATTCAAATTGCTAAAAAGGCATATGATACCGCAATGCGGGAGGGGCTTGACACCAAGACCGTTCTAACGCGGTATCATGATTGGGTGCAGAAATCCAACCCCAGTGGTAAAGCCATGACTTTGCCTCTGTTCACGGGTTTTAATGCTGGCTTTGACTGGGACATGATTAGCTATTACATGTACAAGGAAGGGGTTTGGAAAACTAAGGAAGATTCGCCCTTTGCCGGTATGAAATACGATGTTTGGCAGTCTTGTTTTAACATCTTTGAAAGCTGCCCCGATACCAAGTTAATGAATTTGGGAGCAATGCTTGAGAAGTTTGGCTTGCAGCGGGCAACTAACGATCACGACGCTCTTGAAGATATTGTACTCACCTGTAACTTACTCCGTAGAATTCAATTCTTTAACAGACGTAACCGAACCAAAATGAAGTTACTTTCTACCGAAGAAAGTCTTGAACTAATGAAGAAAGAAATTACCGAACAAAAGCGATATGAATAACAACAATAACAAAAAAGACTACAGATTTGACCACAGAACAAAAGAAGAGTTTGCTGCCGACATTGCCAAGTTTACGGCCATTGAAAAAGAATTAATGATTGACTATGTCAACTGGTTAAATTCTAAATTAAAAGACAAAACTCAAAAATACATTTATTATGACAATGGCATTGACAATAGCGGTAAATACTTGGAAAGTGACGAAGTAGATTCCCGACCAGACTTTATTCTATTGACTCCTTCTGGCAAGAGCCGTCTTATTGAGATTAAGTTCTCAAGAAATGAACACGACAAGTTTCATATCAAGCTCACTCACGTAAAGCGGTGTATCGCCGAAGACATTTGCCTTGTGATGTGGATGGCGACAGAGACACCCAACAAAAGATTCTGTATCCTGACACCTGAAAAATTGCGAATACTGGCACAGGACTTGGATAGAATCGTTAAGTTCAAGCCATGGGGCTACAAAGAGTGCCTTAGAATTACCGATAAGGATGTTGATTGGAACAAGTAAGTCTTAAAAACATCTCGTTAAATGACCAGAAAACATGGAGTTTGTTCCACGAAGGTAGAACCCGTGGCGTTTTCCAATGTGAAAGTAAACTTGTGCAGCACTGGCTTAAAAAGATTAAGCCAGTTAATCTATGGGAACTGTCAGCGGTAATTGCAATTGTACGTCCCGGTGCCCTTGAATCCGGCTTCGCAGAAATGTATGTTGAAAACAAAAGCAAAGACGAGAGTGAGATTGAGTCTTTTGGTCACCCCGTTATTGACGAAGTCTTTGCGGTTAACAACCACGTTCTTCTTTATCAAGAAAATTTGATTAGTTTGGCTCGTAAACTCGCGTGGCCTCATCTTCCAGAGAATGAAAACCTTCTTAAGGCCGATTTGCTCCGCAAAGCGGTAGGTAAAAAGGATCAGGCCAAAATTCTTGCTATTGGTAAAGAATTCGTTGAAGGCTGCTTGCAAAACGGAGTTACCCAAGAGGTTGCCGACAAGCTCTTTGAAGTCATCAAGAATTGCGGAAGATATCTTTTCAATCTAAGTCACAGTTTTCAATACGCTACTGTTGCGTACTTTACCGCCTATTTGAAGGTCCATCACACATTACAATTCTACAGTGTCTACCAGTCATACGCAAAGCATAAGCAGTCTATCAAAAGAAACGGTAAGGAAATTGGTTCTAAGTTCATTGAAATCAAAGAACTAGCAAACGATGCCAAAAAGATGGGCATTACCCTCGTTGGCCCTAACATTAACTACAAAAACCAGCATTTTAAAATTGCTGATTTTAACGGTACAGAATTACTATATGGGCTAACGTCGATTAAGTGGTGTACCAGTCTGGGTACCAAGTTAGATAATTTCCCCAATATTACCAATTGGCAACAGTTCTTGCTGCTTACACAAAGCAAGCACTATGGGTTTACTATTAACAAGACCTGTGCCGAATCCCTTGTTCGTGTTGGGGCATTCAAGGATGTGGGTTTAAACCGTTCGCTTCTCATTAATCTATCAAACTTTTATAGATTCTTTACCGACACAGAGTTACAAGATTTTAATGTTTGGCTGGTAAACAACAAAGATGCTAAAATTGACATTAAAGATCTGGCGGGTATTGTCAAGGAAAAGATTGAGGGGCATGTCACATCTCGTAGAATAGAAAAAGTGAAAGAACACTTTATGCTATGGGAACAAGACATTAAGGTCGAAGATCACCCAGCAGCCATTGAAGAATGGGAAATTGACCTGCTTGGCATAGCCATTTCTGCCTCAGCCTTGGATACCAAGGAATATAGCACGCACACCTGCGATGAATGCACGCCAGAAATTAATGAAAAGTGGGCACGTAAAGTGCTACATGTCAAGCTCAATGCGATCAAGTTTACACAGACTAAAACAGGCCAAAATCCCGGTCAAAGGATGGCTATTCTCGATGTGAGTGACTACACGGGCACTCAACAATTTCCAGTGTTCCCAGAGCAATTCACTCTCTACGAAGAATTACTAATGGAAGGAAATACAGTTAAACTACTAGTCGTCAACGGGAAGAAAGGATTTTTTGTTGAAGAAATCGAACAGCTTTAAAGAACAAAACCTGCAAATCCGTAAGATTTTAGAAGACAACAACTACTACATTAAGTATAACTTTGACACTAAAAAGGAAGAAGCCACCGTCTTCGTCAGCTTCACTAAAAAAGAATACAAAATTAGTTACAATAGGGAAATAGGTCTTGTTTACTGTAACTGGCTAAAAGCTCCTATATTCTGCCCCGAGTCTTACAGAGTGCCGGGGACAATTCACATGATCGTTCACAAGATTTGTGAGCAAAGCCGATATCCGTTTCATAGAGTCATCTATGTAATAGACACTTATAAATACGTGAATGAACTTCGTTTCTTGATGCCAGAAATGAAAGATGAGAATTTAGCATATAAAGCTCTAAATTTTTACGAATTATGCGAAGAAGTCAGTCGATACGGTATTCAATTGGATAAACTAACTGATCAAAAGAAAGCGGACATAGTATACCTCTTAGAAAACTTCTATGATTTTAACTTCACTGTCTGAACAAGACAAACACATAATTAAAAACTTGTCCTTAAGATTTAAACATAAGTATCCACACTCATACAACGAAGTTGACGACTTAATACAAGAATGTTATTTGCAATTTGACTACATTAAAACAAAACACGATGATTCCAAGTCTAATTGGAATAATTTTCTGACAAGTTGCTTGTGGAATCACCTTAACAAACTTTGTATGTCAACCAGTTCTCCCCTGTCTTTAAGACCCCAAACTGCCAAAAACGCACTTAAAAAGATGGGGAATGTCTTCAACAGAGAACCTTTGGCAGAATTGCCCCGGAGTATACCTATTGATACCTTTATTGATCTATCAGAAAAAGAACGGGATCTGTTAAACAAATTTTCGTTTAGAAGAAATGAGAATACTAAGTTAAAAAAGCGTCACAAGAAAATCATAAAGCAAATAAAGGAAAAATTAAGTGAGTAAGCGTAAACCAAACGTTTTGATTGTCGGCGAATATTCTCAGTTTAATACTGGCTTTGCCACGTATTTCTATTATTTGCTTCCAAAACTATTTAAAACCGACAAATACAATTTAGCGGAATTAGCCGTCTATCTACACCCAATGCATCCCAAGATGGAAGAAACTCCATGGATGGTTTATCCAAACGAACCTTCTCCAAGGGATCCAGAAGAGGTACATCGGTCATATCAATCAGACCCAATTAACCAATTTGGTAAATTCCGTTTTAATCAAGTCTGCTTGGATTTTAAGCCAGACATTGTCATTAACATTGCAGACCCTTGGATGGCATCATGGATCAATGAATCTCCGTACCGTAAATTCTTTCACTACATTCACATGCCAACCGTTGACGGGCAGGTGCAAAAAGCAGAGTGGGTTGAAGACTATGCCAAGTGCGACAGCCTTTTCACTTACAGTGAATTCGGTAAGTACACTGTTGAAACCCAAAGTGGTGGCAAAATTAAGGTTTCTGCGGTGGCAAGCCCAGCAGCAGACACCACCGTGTTTAAGCCTTCGGAAAACAAAGAACAAGTAAAAGCTGCCCTTGGTTTACCAACCAATTCGGTAATTGTACAAACAGTTATGCGTAATCAACCACGCAAACTTTTCCCAGAAATACTAAAAACATTTAACATCTTGCTACGCAAGATGGAAGAAAACGGAGAATCTACAGACAATGTCTATCTGCACTTTCATACTAGCAATCCGGATATGGGCTGGGACTTGCCAGCGGAAGTTAAAAACCACGGACTTAGCCACAAAGTATTCTTTACGTACATGTGCGACCACTGCGGGTTAATCAAGTGTTTCCGCTATCGTCAAGATAAAACCGTATGCCCAGCCTGTGGTAATTCATCACTAAGATTACCGAATACTTCGGCTGGCTGCACCAGAGAGCAATTAGCCTACATTATGTCGGCTGCTGATGTCTATTTACAGTACAGCATTTGCGAAGGCTTTGGTATGCCCATTGTTGACGCTAAAGCCTGTGGAGTGCCCACAGTGGTCGTCAACTACTCAGCCATGGCTGAACTCGGTACAGAAGAGTCTGGTGGCTGCCAAGTGCCCCTACTTAAGTTGTGGCAAGAACCGGCGACCAACACCAACCAGTTGCGGGCTGTCCCTGACAACGATGCCTGTGCCAATATCTTGTACCGTTTAACAACTGACACTGCGTGGCGGGAATACCTTAGTAAAAACGCTCGTCAGTGGGCATTAAAGTATTACAATTGGGATAGAACTGCTAACATTTGGGAAAACCACATCGACTCGATTGAAATCGAAGAAAATCCAAAGTGGTACACCCCGGTTAACCTGTTACAGCCAATGGGTGAAGCACCTCAACAAGTAGATGATCCTGCTCACTTTGTGGGATGGGTATGCCAAAACGTCTTCAAGAATCCTCAAATGTTTTACTCTAATGAGGTTAAAAATTGGATAACATGGCTCAACCAAGGATTCCTCGTCAATCAAGACCAACACGGACGTAAGTACACTCAACAATTCGGAATCCGGGAGTTTTGTAATCTTGTTAACAACAGGATTCAACACCACAATCATTATGAAATGTTGCGTCATAACACCATGAATCCTGTTGAGAGAAAACCAAAGATTGGAGTTACTTTATGAAGACAATCCTATACATAGCCCCCATCTACGACGGTACTGGTTATGCTCACATGGCTAATAGCACAATATTGGCTTTGGATGCTGCTGGTTATCACGTAGTGGTTAGACAGGTCAAACTTTGCGGACAAGTCGTACAACCTCCCGACAGAGTCAAGGCTTTGGAACAACGGCCTCTGCCAGAGAAAATTGATATCGTGGTACAAAACGTATTGCCACCAATGATGACTCGGTACGAGGGTGCCAAGAATATTGGTTACTTTTATTGCGAAACCTCAAACTTTAAAGCAAGTAATTGGCAATACTGGCTCAATCTCATGGATGAGGTTTGGGTATGTGCCGGAGGTAATCGCGATGCTTGCATTGAATCCGGAGTTACCGTCCCGGTAAATGTGGTTCATGCCCCGATTACCAAAGACTTTAAGGGTGTTCCGCCTCTAAACCTTGAAACCAATAAGATTGGGCCAAACACGGTAGTGTTCTATAACATTGGTGACTTTTCGTACCGAAAGGGTATGGAAGACCTTATCAAGGTTTACTTGCAGACTTTCAATGAAAATTCAGATGTCCACCTTGTACTGAAAACCTACGTCGATTCCGTTTCGCCAGAAGAATCATTCAGGATCATTAAGGACTCTATCGACCGGATTAAGCGAAACATCAGAACAAACGTAGATGGTTACTGGCCAGCAATTACCATTATTCCCGGCTATGTTGGTGAAGAAACCATCGACCAGTTACATGTGCTTGGCGACTGTTATGTAAGTATGGAGCGAGGGGCTGCGTGGAATATTCCATTCTTTGAGGCTCTTAGTTGTGGCAACAGAGCGATTGTTGGCGAGTCACATGGTCCAATGGAAATTACCAGTCTTAACTTCTACAATGATCACGGAATGACCGAAGTAATTGAAAAAGCCAGTAGCACGCCGGTATTTGGCATGGAAAGATGCTCATATCCGGGTCTATACACCGGTAATGAAGAGTGGTCGGCTTTCAACGAAACAGACTTTATGAAGCGTATAGATGACGTTTACTACGAAGTTAATGACAACAAACAAAAGGGAGTTCATCAAAAGTATGTTCATCCATGGTTTAAAGCAAGTTTCCTCATGGAAAATGTTGCAAAGAGAATGCGAGACATTATAGATGCAAAATAAACTATCTGCTATTCTAAATAGAATTGGCATTAAAGATCGTAAGTTACGTGTTCTTACTATGCCAACACACGAGGGTTACCAGTCCCTCTTGGATAAAACCGGCCATACTTTTTACATGTTGACTGGTCCCCAAATTAAGGGATGGGATCATCATACTAGGGTATTACCACCTAATCACTTTCTATTACCACATGACTCCAAAAACGGCAACTGCCTAATGCCACCTTCATTTGATTTGGTGTTGTGTCAAAATAGGCAATACTTTGATCTGATGAATAGAATTGCCAATGATTTTGGCGTACCTATTCTAACATTAGATCACACAGAACCGCCACCCAACATGAAACCTTCACAAAGAGAGGGTTGGATGAATGCCCGTGCCAGCACCGCTGTCTACATTACAAATCATAATCGCATTACCTGTGGTGGTAAAGATACTGACATAGTCATTCCACACGGCATCGACACCGATATTTTTAACGGTTACACCGGCGAAAACAAAGAAGTCATTTCTGTGGTAAACCACTACAAGGCAAGAGAAGTATTCTGTGGATATTCAATTTGGGAGAAAATAACTAAGTTAGGTGTTCCTACGAAAGTTGTTGGCGACAACCCCGGCTGGACACAATCGATCAACAATTCTGTAGAGTTAGCCCAAACTCTTGCACGGGCAAGAGTGTATCTCAACACTAGTTTGTACTCGCCAGTCCCTCTTTCGATGTTGGAAGCAATGAGCGTGGGTTTGCCTGTCGTCAGTACTGCCTGTCAGGAAGTACCCAGAATCATCAAGCATGGCGTAAATGGTTATTTGAGCAACGATCCAGTCGAATTGGCAGAATACTGCACTGCATTACTTAATAATCCGGAGCACGCCAAGTTAATGGGTGAAAATGCTAGAAAGACCATTTTGGAAAAATTTAGCCTGAATCAGTTTGTTAACAATTGGAACAATGTATTATACCAAACAGTGGAGAATTACCGTTGAAAACCGTTCACTTTGTAAATAAAAACACGCCTCAAAACGAAAAGTCAAACATTACTTTTTGTACAACTGCCTTGCAATTTGCTAAAGAAGTCGAAAACGCACAGAGCGTACAGTTAGACTATGTCTTAGAAACTAACTTTGATTGGAAACAAGTTCCCGGATACCTCAAGTTTGTCTTTGACAAGATGGCTCTGGGCGGGGAATTGGTAATTAACTGCGATGACACCGGCATGTTACTTAACTTGGCTTCAAACCGTCAAGTGGATATTGAAGCACTTAACGGTAGGCTCGTAGGTAAAAAGTGCTATTTGACATTGCCATATCTTCGTAAGGTTTTGGAAGAGGTTGGTTTTAGACCTGTCAGTTTCACTTATATGCAGAATTGCACAATGTGCATTAAGGTGCAGAAATAATGTTTATTACCGCAATTATCCCAAATTTTAACCAAGGCAAGTTTATTCACTTCGCTTTGCAAAGTTTGGAAAACCAAACTATCAAGCCAGATGAAATCATTGTTGTCGATGACAAATCGACGGATAACTCTGTCGAGTTAATTGAAAAGGCTCTTAAGAATGTGCGGATACCGCATCGTTTTATCAAACGCGAAACGAATGGCTATCCGGCTGCTGCCAAAAATTCAGCCTTGAAAGTCCTCAATAAAGAAACTGACATTATCGCTTTTTTGGATGCTGACGATTGGTATGAACCTGCCAAGATTGAAGAGTCACTTAAAATTTTCACTGGTTACCCCGAAATAGGACTTGTCTACAGTGACTACTACATGGTTGACAAAACCGGTCAACGCAAGTTAGAACCTAAATTCGCGTACAATGTCCAACACCTGTGGCAGCAATGTATTGTAAGTACGAACTCGCTCGTCAAAGCAAGCGTGATTGAGCAAGTAGGTCTTTTTGACGAAAGAAAAGACTACAAAGGTGTCTTTGAAGACTACAACCTTTGGCTGAGAATTAGCAAAAGATTCCCCATGTATCACATCGCAAAACCCCTGTTTACCTACAGAGTACACGGGGAAAACATTACGCTACGAGAAGGTCAAAATATGATTCCTCGTTTGCCCGAACTTATTAAGGAGACTTATCTTCATGGATAATCTACAACATGCCCCGGCAACGGTAAATGCGGGTAGTCACAACGTATATGGTGCTTTTGGCAATCCGCAAAGCCTTTATTTCGTTTTGCAACGCATTAATCAATCGCAGATCGCCCATAATTTAATGCACAAAGCCCAAACATGGCGGAAAAGTGACATCAGCATATATTCTGTAGGAAATGAATTACCTTTTATTCCTAACACGAATTTAGCAATTTATCCGGCTTCTTCGATTAACACCCACCTTACCGGCACACTGATTGCCACCTGTCCAGAAACTTTAAAACTCGTCCATGAAGCTGTAACCCCTGCTACAAAGGCGTTTTACATGTACGATGTGGCGTGGATGAACTTTGCCGAGAATAATTGGCTCATTGACCTAGTGAGTGATATAATTCCGCACATGCACTGTGTCATGTTTAGAAGTTATGAGCATGCCCAGTTTGCTACCAACAAGCTAAAATGCACTGGATATACATATACTTCTGTTGGAGATTTCAATCTCTCAATAATGCACGATTTTATCTATAGAGGAAAAAATGGCTAAGAAACCAAAAGAACCGGCAGCACCAATCGAATTACCTCCGGCAAATGACATCAAAACTGCAATTCCGACAGAAGAGCAGATTATGGCTTTACTCGATCCTAAAAAGGAATTGCAGGAGGGAAGACCAACTGCCAACGGGCTTCGTCGTGTAATCAAGTATTACACTTCGTTTGATATCGTCGGTACAGAAGTTAACGTGGTGCAGTCACCCAATCCCGAAAATAGAAATAGAACCACTGTAACGTGCAAGATAAGTTACATTGACAGAAATAACAATCCTGAATTTGTTAGAACATTGCAGGATGCTGCTGACTGTAACTATGAAAACACCAAGGCTCCTTTTAACAAATTCCCAACGGCTACCGCTTCTACAATGGCAGAAGGTCGTTGCTACCGTAAGTTGCTGAATCTCAACACTATTACTGCCGAAGAAAGTATCGATCAAGATCCGCAAATTCTTAAGCAAATAGAAGATGAAGAAAACTCTGTAAAGTCAGCAAATGACAACCAGATAACCACTATTAAGAACATGTGTGCTAAGTTTAAGATCCATCCACACAAGATTCTGGAAGTCTTTGAAAAGACCGAAGTGCCAGAAGACCTCAAACAGTGGAACGCTAAATGGGCACATGACACAATCCAGTACCTTTGGAAATTCAACAGAAACACTAAGCCGGGCGATAAAGACTACTTGGCAATTCCAGACGAAATAAAAATCAAATGAGCCGTAAAGTAATACAATGCACTACACTTGGTAATAATGGCAGGTTCGGAAACCAGCTTTGGCAATATTGTTTTGCTAAAGCACTTGCTACAAGAAATGGAGCAGAGCTACAAATCCCAGAAGACTGGGTTGGTCGCAAAATCTTCAACATAGTAGATGAACCCATCAAGCAATGGTTGCCTCAAACCTCTCTTGACCAAGTATCTATTAATGACGTAAACGTGGATCTTTTTGGCTATTTCCAAGATCCGGCGTTTCACACTATTCTAAATGATAAAGATATCCGTTCGTGGCTGACATTTCAGCCTAAATGGTTATCGCTATATGACCACTTTAAACAGGCACCTTACACGGCACTGCACATGCGAAAGGGTGACTACAAGAACCTACAACACGTTTTCTGCTTGGTCAGTGACGAATCCTACTACAAGGCAGCCGAAGATAACGGGCACTTTGATCTTAATTTACAAATAATGACGGAAGAAAATCCAACTCCGTGCCAGCATGCAGAAGAAATTGGTGCCGGATTCCTGCCGGATTTCTTCAAACTCATGTACGCCACCCATTTATATCGTTCTAATTCCACATTCAGTTGGTGGGCTGGTTACTTGGGTAATAACGATGTATATAGCCCCGTTGTCGATAACCTCGTAGGATTACAAACCGTACCCTTCGTGAAGGGTAATCACCCAAAGATATTTGCTGGTCACTCTGGCGATATTTACATTAAAGGATACAATTCTTGAAAACTTCTATTGCTGATAAAACTCCGTATGCTTATGCTGCTTTTGAAGCAGCCCTTTCTGATGAGGCATTTGCCAATTTTAAACAAAACCCTCATTACCAACAAGTGTTGGAACACATGTCCAAAGAGGATGGACAGAAAATCCTTGATTACATTGCGGGATTAGGAAATCCCATAGTAAATTCATGGATTAATAAATTATCGCAAAATCTGCATATTAATGACCAGTTTGGATCACCTACTTTAGTTTCGTATGACAAGGGTTACCATTTTAAGAGGGTTTCTCCCTCAACCCTGCGATATCTCAAGGTCATGATTGATTTGGAAACAATGGGTCTACTGCACAGTGGCTATAAAATCGTCGAAATCGGTGGTGGCTACGGTGGACAGGCCACTGTGCTTTGGGATTGGAATAACTCTTTAGAATTCACGATGATTGATCTTAAAGAAGCGGTTGCTTTGCAACGCAAATACTTACGTAACACGATTCCCAACGCCAAAGTAGATTATATCAGTCCGAAAGAAACAGAGTTTCTGCGGGAATCAAAGTTTGATCTAGTCATTAGCAACTACGCTTTCAGCGAATGTACCCGTGAAATTCAAATTCAATACATCCAAGATGTAATTAAGAACTGCAAGCACGGCTATATTACTTGGAATTTCATCAGCGAACAGCATGGTGTAAATAGCATTTCCATAGATGAATTTAAGTCTCTGGTACCGTTTAACGTTCAAATTATGGAAGAAAAACCCACAACAAACTTCAATAACAAGATTGTGTGGTGGTGATTATGAAATTTACATTCGGAATTGTAACAGCAGGTGGTGAAGACCACCGAATCAACCAAATCATTGACTCTATCGAGTCAAATCGAATTCCGGAAGATTCATACGAAATCATCGTTGTAGGCCCATCAGACGTAAATAGAAGTAACACCAAGGTTTGGAATTTACAATTTGAGCGGTGGGGCTGGATCACCAGAAAAAAGAACATCATTGCTGAACAAGCTCAATTTGAGAATTTGGTGCTTTTGCACGACTATGTTGCCTTTAAGCACAATTGGTATGATACCATGTGCGAGTTTGGCAACGACTGGGATGTCTGCATGAACCGTATATTGAATACGGATGGCAAGCGTTTTAGAGATTGGATTAAAGTCAACTCTTTTGAGCCATTTTCCATTGAATTTGCGGACTATAAGAGTACAGAACACATTCGGGGCACATACGTCAGTGGTACCTACTTTCTCGTAAAGAAACAGTATTTACTTGATAATCCTCTCAACGAGAATCTTTGTTGGGGTCAGGGCGAAGACGTTGAGTGGTCCAAAAAACTTAACTCCACGTGGAATTATCGCGTAAACCCTAAAAGCGTGGTATACTTTCTTAAAGCTAAGCATCACTTTCCAGCGAGTCCAGAATGATTTACATTGCACACCGTGGTTTAGTTTCTGGGCCAGACCCAGACATAGAAAACTCTCCGGAGTTGATCGAAAACACCGTTACCTCTCACGAGGGAGTGTTTATCGAATGCGATATGTGGGTCAAAAACGATAAGTGGTGGCTAGGTCACGACGCACCACAATACCAAGTTAGTGACAAGTGGTTTGATACTTATCATCCTTGGTTATTTATTCACGCCAAAAACCAGTATTGTGTTCAAAAGTTAACGCTACAGAAAAGCAGCATTTGTTGGTTTTTTCACGACAAAGAGGCTTTTACTTGGACAAGTAAGGGGCACTTGTGGCAATTCCCACACAATCCTGCCTCACAGGTGATTATTAATCAACCCGAATTGGCTATCAAGTTACAAACTAAAACTGAGGAACAAATTAAATACGACATTAGCATGTTAAATAACAAACTTCCGTTTAGGGGTGTATGTTCAAAATACATCAATATATTGCAGAATGTGTATGGTGATGAATGATTGACTGCGTTTTATTCGACATGGATGGGGTTTTGGTAGATGCTTGCGAGTGGCACCGCAAAGCCCTCAATAAAGCTCTTGTGCAACATGGCTATCCAGAGATAAGTCTTTCAGATCATTATCACAAGTACAATGGTCTACCCACTAGAGTTAAATTAAAACTCATGGGGATAGATGACTCAGTTGCTACAGAAATCGAAACAGATAAACAGCTTTGCACCCTACTGCTGATAGCAGAAGAATGTCGTCCGCAACAAAATGTCACTGATACGTTAAAGTATCTCAAAAGTTTAAACATTAAAACTGGTTGTGTGACGAATTCGGTCCCAAAAACAGCTCACCCAATTTTAGGAAGGTCTGGTTTACTTCCATATTTAGATGTCGTTATTACGAATACAGACGTTAAGTATAATAAACCAAGTCCAGATTGTTATTTACTAGCGTGTCAAAAACTAAAAGTTAATCCCAGCAACACTCTTGTAGTGGAAGACTCACCCAAAGGAATACAAGCCGGAATAGACTCTGGTTGTAAAGTAAGAGTGCTGTTCAGTATAGAAGATTTAACACCTGAATTTATTCAGCAAGAATTGGAGAAATATTGATTACTTTTGAACAAATTGAAAAAGCAGTAGCAGAGGCAAACCTAGGATTTCACCTAGTACGCGATTACCACGGTAATTTTGGGATGAGTAACCATATGCATCCTTTGTCAATTTTACCTGCCGAAGCAAAGGTCATCCACGAGGAAATCATTCGTGTTAACGCAAAGCGAGGCTATGAAATCGCAACCGCCTTCGGTGTGTCAACCGCCGTGATTGGTCATGCTTTGAAACAAAATGGCGGGAAACTAGTTAGTATGGATGCCTACATTGAAGAACACGTAAACAACTGTTCTAACTACGATGTGAACACTCGCCAAAGTTTTGAAAACGCCGATGGTTATCGCTGTGCCCGTGCTTTACTGCAAAACTTTGGTCTAGATAACGTCACGTTGGAGGTAGGATGGTCACCTACAGATGTACCTCGGGCACTAGACGGTCAACGATTAGACTTGGTTTTTATTGACGGTGGTCACACCCAAGAACAAATTACTCTAGATACACAAAGCGTAATACCATATCTAAATCCCGAAAAACACATTATCTTTTACCATGATAGTCACTGTAATGGGCCAGATATTCACGAGTTTTGGTCAAGCAAAGGTTACAAACATAACGTTTACGGAACAGTTTACAATCTAATTAGCTATGAAAAAATATGAACTTATAATTCCAATGGCAGGTAAAGGACAGCGTTTTATTGATGCTGGCTACACTACGCCAAAGCCGTTTTTACCCATTCGAACTGGCACAAATATAATTGACCGAATTATGTTTGAATTCAGAGTCGTCAATAAAGTACACCTAATTACTAGAGAACCATGCACAACGACCATTTGGTCAGAACAAAACAATATTGTCATTAAAGACAAGCCTCAATACGGTCAGTTACACACCGTTATGGAGGCCATTCCATTTCTACAGAATGACACGGGCGTGATTATCGCTAATTCTGACAATATCGTCGAAGAGGCAGAATGGGTTGAAAGATGGCTACAGAAGATTGAAAAAGAAAAACCCGATGGTTCTATTTGCTTAATGTGGGGAGAACACCCAAAATGGTCTTATGCTGAAATCAAAAACAATACCATTGTTAGAACGGCAGAAAAAGACCCCATCAGCGAGCATGCCACCTGTGGATACTATTATTTCAAAAATAAAGAAATATTGACTAGGGCAGCCGAGACTGCCGTAAAAGACGAAAATAACAAAATAAACGGAGAGTGGTATGTTTGCCCAATTTACAATTCCATTATCAAGCAGGGCGGGGTCGTGATGCCTTACTGGTTAAACAACTTCGTAGGATTAGGCACGCCAGAAGATTACGAAAGGTACTTGAATGAAGTTTAATGACCTTCAAACTGTTACGGATAAAAACAAGGGCTATATAACTGGTCAGTTTGAAGGGGTTTTTCACAAAGCCCCTTTTGAAGTAGCCGTTAAAAAGTACAAAAAGGGAGAATACAACTCCTGTCACTGCCACTCATATACAAATGAAATTAATGTAATTCTACAAGGTAAGGCGATGATGCGGTGCGACAATGACAAGTCATCGGTGATTCTGTTCTCCGGAGATATCCTAAAAGTCGAAAAGAATGAGTGGTTTGACTTTATGGCTTTAGAAGATACAACGGTGTTGGTAATTAAAGATACCGCCATTGGTGAGAAATACACGAAAGACTCCAAATATTCCGAAGAAACTGTGAAATATTTGAAGCACTTGGGCATAGATGTTGATAAGATAGTGTAATAGTGGCACAGCCACAGGAGATTTGAAATGGGTCAAAAGATTAGTTTTTGGAAGCAGACAGCGGATAACAAGGGTGCGGCAGCACTGTTCAATACTACCCCAGAGGGTTATACCTTCGTGAGAATGATGCCTCAGACGGGTGAAAAGTCATTTGACTTTAACTCAAGCGTCAATGTCTCGCTTGGTGAATTTGATATGGGTAGTATGCTTGCTGTACTTAAGCAGAAGGTTCGTGGTCTTGGTAAGTACAACGAGGACAAGAAGCAGTTCGGTGGTCTTGTTCACAATCCAAATGATGGCGTTTATAGTTTCATCAATATGAGTTGGATTGATGATACCCGTCTTGTTTTTGGCTTGTCATTCTCTGATAAGGGTCAGGGGATTAATCGTCAGTACCGAATTGGCCTAACTGACGGTGAACAGGAAGCTCTGATCGTTTTCCTTGAAGAAGCGGTCAAGATGCGTTTTGTTGCCAATCTGAACGCGGAAAACGAGCGGAGAAACAATAATGCCAACGGCGGTGGCAATGACGGTGGTGGACAGGCTGCCCCGAAACGAGCAGCCCCAGCAGCCACGCCAGCCCCGGCTGCAAACACGGTGCCTAAGCGTCCTACAGTAGGTGCTAATGCTGCTAAGACAGTCAGCAAGCCACGAGTTGAAACTGTCCAACAGGAAGATGACGAAAACGTCCCGATCTAACGAATTGAAAACCGGGGAAACCCGGTTTTTTATTTTATGGTTAAAGTGGTCAATATAAACGCGGGGTCATACTACACGGTTTATTGTGGTAGACCCGGTAAGGGGATAACAAACGCCCCATTTGGTAATCCTTTTACAGTCAATGAATACGGCAGAGGCAATGCCCTCGTTAAATTTAACAGGTGGTTCTGTTCTCCAGAATCAGAAGAATACAGAAATAAAATCAAAGAAATTATAAAACCAAACAGTATTCTTGGTTGTTTTTGTAAACCCAACCCGTGTCATTGTGACACTATCGCGTGGTACGTTAATAGAGGTTACACATATGAATGAATGGCAAGAAGCACCAATGTTGGCTCATAATTTTGATGCAAGCAGGATTAAAGACTGGTCAATGATTTACAGGCAGCCTAAACTAGACGGCATACGTGCCGTCTGGGATGGAAAACGCCTTTGGACAAGAGAACGAAATGAAATCGTCTCCGTACCGCATATTGTGCATGATCTTAAATCATACTGGAATGATTTTCCATTAGACGGCGAAATTATAGCCGAAGGCGATTTTGATGAAACTTCGTCACGGGTTCGTAGAACCAAAAACATTATATTGGATAAAAGAACCAAATACTTCATATTTGACTCGCCTAGAGTCGGCACTTTTAAGGAAAGATGGGAAACTCTAGCGAGGTTATACAGACCAAGTGACTACGTCAAATTGGTTTCTACAGAGTTAATTGATGCCTCTGTCGAGAATTTGGACCGATACTCTCACGAGGGCTACGAAGGAACTATGATTAGGAACGGGAACGGGACTTATGCCTTTGGAGAACGTTCCTATGATCTTTTGAAGATCAAACAGTTTAAAGACGGGGAATTTACATGTATCGGTTTAGAACCGTTACAAACCTTTGAAAAAATTATCTTACCACACAGGGAAAAGGGAGCAAAACAATATGCTGACGGAACATGGTACAAGAATGGGCGATCTACTGAATTGCCTACTTTGGGTAAAATGGTTCTCACTACGAGTGACGGTCAAATATTTAGGGTGGGTAGTGGATTTTCTGAGGAAGAAAGAAAGAAAATCTGGAACTCTAAAGATGAGGTCATCGGTCAATTGATTACGGTAAAATATCAAGAATTGACGCGAAATGGTATACCAAGGTTCCCAACATTTGTGCGGATTCGGGACTTGTCTTAAATAACCAATCAATTACCTTCGCTGCTACAGCAACCGTTAAAAAGATAGCAGCAGCCCACAAAATACCAACCTGCATTTTCAATGACTTAACATCAGCAATAAGTTGATTGGTGTCCATTTCTTTTACTTCGTCTTGGACATTCTGTACTTGGCCAACCAAGCCCTGATCTCTATTGGCAGAACCGTAAAGACGTTCTTCTAATTGCAAAACACGCTCTTCTGCACGCTGCTGTCTTTCTGCAATTTCTTCCAATCTGTCAAGAATTTGTTTATCAATATGAGTACGCTCTTGCTCAGATTTGGCAAGAGTTGAACATAATTCTGCAAGTTTTAAATTCTGATCTAAAAACTTGACCAGTAACTCATTGTTGTCAATACTCATATAGATATTTAATACACTTCTACAAAATATATAAATATCAAGTTTGATTAATTGTCAGGCTCGTCCAGCGGTCTAAAGGGCACTTGCCAACCTGTGTTTTACAAAGCACAAAACAGCCACACGGCTGATTATTTTTAGCTGGATCAGGGGCCATACACTGCGAAAACGTGGTAATTTTGCCGTCTTTTTTTGTTGAGTGCGGGCAATCCTTACATGCTTGTCTGTTTGCCTCTATCTGTTCCTTAGAATAATCTACGTCGTTGGTGACGCATTTCTTAAGTCCGGTAATACCATCTAAAAACCAAGACACTTTATTTTCTTGAGAAATGGCAGCCTTCGCCATATTTACAATTGGCTTTGCCGGAATTGGTCTGTCTGTTACCTGAATTACCTTATCATTAGTTTCTGTAGGATTAGTTTGTAAAACGGGGCTGATGCCCCCGACAACCGGAGTTTGAAATTGTTTTACTTGAGCCGGATGGAAAGATGGCTTTTCTTTATGAAGTGGATTATTGCAGCAACTCATTTTATGTTCCCGTACAAACTGGATCTTTAACTCTTGTATCAAACGGTCCTGTGCTACTAACTATGTTATAGTTAGGATATCCAAAAACAGGCGACTTGTCATCCCAATAATCTCTTAATTCTGGGATAGTTTTCACAGTTGCGGGTAAGGATGGTGCGGGAGCCGTCCAAACTCGATTACCAACCGCGTAACTTACAGTAGTAGAATTATTTAAGGTAATTGAGCCATTTTGAATAGCGGAGATATTGGCACCGTACCAGTTAAGTATTGTGCTTGAAGTCAAACTGTAGTTGTAGTTTCCTGCTCCATCGCAATCTTCAAAAGTAGAAGTGCAAGTAACATCTAAATCATTTGAGCCGTCCGTTACAAAGGGATGTTGACCAAAGATACCACAGGTACCATTGTAATCTTCTGAAAAAGTAGAACTTTCGCTTCTATTTTCACAAACTGGTAGCGGGAAAGGATAATTATCACAATTTCCGCACGCAACCGTGCCGTCAGGCGTAGCAGGATTTACCAAAGAAATACAACTTGGTCCATCACACAAGATATATGAATATCCGCAATCAGGAGAGTCCGTCACAGTTTCCGTCACACATTGCAAATCCTGCGGATTGCAGCCACACGAAGTGCGTTCACTATCTAATGCCCAAGTCATACTTCTAGTGCGTTTACCATTTGTATATATTGGAGGATCATAGCAAACTCCCGGCAAAGACCCGATGCACAAACCAGCAAAAACTGAGTTAGGACAACTTGGACCACCGGCAGTTACAGCATCACAGCCCAATTGTTCTTCTGTAGAATAAGCATAACTATACGAAACACTCTGAGTCCAAGGATGTCTTACGTGCTTGGTGTAATAACCATCATTTGTAGCAGGATCACAAGCAAACCACGATTCGCAACACGCAGTGGAACAGTCTACGTCAATTCTAGTTAAGCTACCGTTGCCAGCAACGTCATCCACAGTAACTTCGCCAATCGATGCCCTAAACAGGGCACAACCATTGGTAAACGCCGTGTAATCTCTAAACACAATACCAACACCACACATTCTGTCCCAAGAGTCACATGAAAAACAACTGAAACCCGGACATTCATTTGCGGTCGCATAGCGAGAATCAGAAGCCTGAATACTTCCTCCGGGAATAGTAAAATACATTGGGCCATCTGCTAAGGTAACTTCGGCAAAGCCAACTTTGGTAAGTTCTGGGTCATAATTCCAAGGTTTAGTAGTGCAAAGTGCCCCGCAAGTTCTACCAATAACCAGTGCTTCTGGAGTGTTAGAACGGGGAATTTCTTCTTCACGAACCTTAACTTCTGACCAGTCAATATATTGACACCAACCATAAAGATTAGATCTAATTACTAAAGTAGATGTCAGTGAATTACAAAAATCATTACTACCCGGTAATGTTGGATCTGAACCGGCCTGCAAGAAAAATGTCCCATCAGGGTCTTGAACCAAAAAGGGCACTTTGATAAGTAATGGAACGTCACACGATTTAAAAAAGTTATATTCACAAATATATAATGTTGGCTGTGAAACGGTGTAACCATCCCAACCGGCCTTTGACCAAGTTTCAGCATTTAAACCGTTACGAGGTTGATTGTATGGATGAGGTAATTCTTCGGATTCTCCATTGTTGCATCGCGAGACAGTGTCACACGGGCATCTTTGAGCGGGTATATACCACTTCGTGATGCAATTGTTGCTTGAGCAGCCTTGGCTTAAAACATAACCAAGAACAACTTGTCTATCTCCGTCACAATCTAAATTTTCAGTTGCAATTCTGCTTGCCTCTGGTGGAATGCAGTAATCTAAGTATGGGTCTTGATCGTAATCATAACCAACGCCATACCAATTACAACGTCTGCGGTGTAAGCCGGGCAAAGTGACAGAAGTTGCAAAAGAACCACTAAAATCTAAAAGTTGTTCCTTATATGAATAGTTATACTCCGTGGGATTACTTGTTCCATAGGAATAAACCCCAGCAGTTTCGCTGGTATCATCGTCGATCCAGTAGTCATACGGAAGTATGGTATTTGCTACGAAAGGGGTGTGTGTTGTCATTGCCCCCGTGAACGTAATGGCATTAATCTCATTAACGAGATCTTCGTCAGTGTACTCAAGCCCTCCCCTATTTAAGGGAATTCCGGTAGAGGCCACAAACGAACCGCTTACTGACAACTGCATTCTTCCTGTAGCAACTCTAACAGAAGCCGTCGCAAACGCCGGATCATCCAACGAGATTGAAATAATGTCCTTAGTGGTGATGGGCATACTTGTCCACCACATGTTATTTTGATTTTGGACGTTTCCGGGTAACGAAGAAGGATCTTTTGGCAATCTGTCGGCTAACAAAGTACATGCCGGAGGCACATAGGCAACGACGTTTTTATCAAAGACAGACCCGTAATACTGGGTCGGTACGAGGGTGGGACTCCAAGCACTATTTAATTCGCTATTACCGTGATAATATGGATAGGCTTTTGGCATTATAATGTTAGAAGCACTTTGATAACTTTCGTCACCATCTGGTGTTTCTGTATAACCCAAAGTATTACGATCCATTATTTCGGAACTTACGTTGACTACGGTAGAAGCCGGGAAGTTCCTAACATATTCGCTAGCGATAGCAAAATTGAAAATTTGTACGCCTGTGTAGTTATAGGCCCTCAAAGCATTAACAGCATCAATAAATTGACCGATAGTTTTACCGGAAGTTTCAAAAGAAATGTTAACTGGGGCACATTGAGTAGGGCCACTTACAGAAATGCCATTAGTGCAAGAGGCGGGGTCAATTTGTAACAACTGATCAATGTCATCGTAACCAGTGATGGAACCGACGTAGTAAGGCACCGGGGCCTTAATTGCTACATACATCTCAATGATTTCGGTTTTTAACCATGTCCCACGGGTTTTCATGAAACCAAAGGGACGATAATCATACCCTACTCGCGGAGTAAAGTAATCAACTGATAAAACGCTGGCCACACCGCTTGTTTCGGGGTTTTCCACCGTGTTATATGGATATGTCCATGCCAAGTGTGTTTTGTTTTCTAAGCCATTACAATAAGATCCGAATGGACCCCAAGGAACATCGGCATGAAATAGTGGCAAGAACAATTCATAACTACAGTTACTTGGCATTATTCCGCTTGGAACACTGACATTAGTAGTGTTTGGAGCAGTATGCTTTAACTTATCGTAGTAGTAATTCTTGTAAAGTCTTCCTTCCATTCCCATAAGGAAAAAGGACGGACTTAAAGAATAACATTTATCATTGTATTTGATTACGCTATTGAGATTGCCAAATCTATTTGCAAAGGAGTTCGCGAAGCGATCATAGCCAGAAATAAACGGATTATTGTATTGTGGATAAACAATCTTTCCGCCTACCTGCGGTACGCAGTCAACAAACCCGTCATATGCCGTAGGAAATACACCGAAAATGTCACTGTTTTCCCAACGACAGTTGGTATTAGTTCCCCATTCAAAATAGTTTTTACCTGCTGCTACAGGATTGTAATATGAGTAGGCTGGGTCATCACCATATTGAAAAACGTCAGGGAATGGGTTAAACCGATCATGCAGGACATAATCAACTTCTATTTTTTGGAAAGGACGGCCACAACCTAGTTTTAAATCAAAATGTGTAAAGAACGGGGCGGTATAACCAGTGTTATATATTACATCTCTGGCTGCTAAACCAAATGCACTATTCATTACAGAAGCTAATCTATTCACAATTGCGTCTGGATCTAAGTCATTAACCATGACATAAGCGTCGGTGATGCCACTGTATTTCAGATACACTCCGGGAGTTTTTGTTAAAACAACACCGGAATTGCCGGGAATAAGATTTAAAAACTCTTGTTCTGGCTCTATGCACCTAAACGGGAACGTATTAACAAAACTTGCTACGGCGTTGACCGTGAAATGGTTATCATAGAAGGTCGCACTTAAATTAGTAATTCTTCCTAAAGTATCGTTAACCGTACCGGTTGCAGCAAAACTTCTAACGGTATAAGGACCAAGGGCACCGGTAGTACCAATAGTAATTGTTGGTACACCTGCTACAAGGTTATATTGCAGGAAACCGGTCGTGGCGGGGTCATCCCACTCGACCGTAAAGGCACTTATTGGAGTTGTGCCGGTGCAGTTTTCTAACAGAAATAAACGAAACCGCTGCGTTTCGCAAATTTCATACTGGGTACCTTCGCAAAAGGAATCGTCTTTGACAAATATTCTGTTTTTAAATAGATTGGCATAATCGCCCGTGTTGCAGGTTTCTGTAGGATTAAGCATTGCCCCGCAAGGAATGCCTTCCCAATAAGTACCAGTACTCACGGTTTCACAGCAACAATCTATAAAATATCCGCCCCTAACAATGATTTTGTTATCGGCATTAGTCCTAAAATAATTCATCAAAATATCCTGATAATCTCTTTATTTGGCAAATACAGATAAGTTGAATACTCGCTATATGATATATAGTTGGGACTTTCACTATCCTCAACTACTTCCAAAATCATAAAACGAGAATCACTTACAATATCGTCCATATATTAAGCCTGTACAAAGGTAAATCTAGCAGTGATACCGCTTGCCAGCGTGGTTGGCGTATAACGGATATAATTGCCAATTGCATCAGCAGAAGCACTCCAAGAATTCCATGTAGTTCCGTCTGTTGAATACTGCCACGTACCGTTCGCTGATGCGGTCACAGTATCATCTAGTAATAGAGTGTTTGTTGCAGCATTGTAGATTAACACTCGTAGATTTGGAATATTTGAACCCCAAGCAGCAACTTGCCTTGCAGCAAAGATCTTGCTTGCAGCACTGCTTTTTGCTACAGAAGGTTGATAATGGCTGTCCATTGAAGTATCTTCATAGACAACGCCTATTCCGTGAATCTTAGCAGGTACCCCGGTGTCGCCAAACATTCTAAACTCAATCTTGAATTGAATTGCACTGCCAGAACCGTTGATTGTACCTGTGTCAGGTACCAAAGTCCACGAACCCGTGTTATCTGTAATGCCAGTTGTACGATAGTAAACCCTGTACGGGGAGCGTGTCAACGCAAATATATCATTACCTGCAAACAACGATGCATTCACAAAAACCTTTCGCAATTTATTACAATTTGGTAATGAGATTGAAGGAGTCAAAACCACTTGGTTTGTAGTGTTTGCATATAGCCAGTCTACGCCACATGGAACGGCATATAACTGGTGAGTTGTGAGTGTGGCGGTATTCCGTGTAAAATAGTAGATACCACCCTCAGACCAAACTGAAAACGTACTTGCGTTTATACTTGGAAAGGGAGTTATATCAGAATCCGCCGTACTTTGATCTGTTTGACGTAATTCATTCAGAAAGATATTATCAAATTGATTACTGTTCGTATTATATTGGCAAATATATCCTCTAAAGTTAGATGTTAAAATAATAAAACGATCCATAGAATCTGAATAGTCAATACTATTCATTGCGTTCGTAACAATAAAAGTATTGGTGCCTCCGGGAGGAATTTCTGCCATTGAATCTGCTAAGAAAGTAGTAGATCCAGTCGTTATGGCAGACTCAATAACCCTATAAACACGGGTCGTAGTTACAAAGTAAAAACATTTTACTCCACTTCCGGGACCGTGACCTGTCGTAACGATACGACCATTATTGGCAGCACTTAGTGTACCGGTTAAAGTTGGAGAGGCACCGGTTGAGAAAACAAAAGATGCTACAGAACGACCAGCAGACAAAGATGTTAAACTTGCTCTAATGTCGTATTTAAAAATTCTGGCCGTAGTAGTACCGTCTAAAACCCACACAAAGTGGCTAGTGTTACTACTTGTAGAGTCAAGACCTATGCCTCTGGCAACAGTGTTAGTATTAGTTACTGCATCAGCAAGCCAGTAAGTGGCACGAACGTTATCTGTGGTTGTCGCATCAGCAATGTTTAAACCAGAACTGTTAAAGATGTTAATATTACAACCCTTAACAAGGAATAAACCACCGTTAGTTGCAGTAGCGTTAGTCATTGAACTAACAAACCGAAGTTCTTCAATAACATATGGCGTACCAGAAGCAACAGTGCCAGCAGTTGTTCCCAATGTTAAACCGGTATCACTGGCAATGGCTGTGATTTGATACCAAGTAGTAATTTGGGTCGGATCAGTTGAGCCAAAGCCAATTCTAGCACCAACGGCAATTCTTTCAGATTGGAAACCTGTGCCTGAACCTGTGACGGCGGTGCCTGATGCACCAACAGTACCAGTTGTGTGAAGGCTCCTTACCGCTCTAAAACCAGTTACGGTTTTGTTACCAGCCAAAGTAAAGTTCATAGTAATAAAACCTAGATAGGTAAAAGTATTACTAGGAATGTCATATTCATAAGCGACGATACGACGAGTAACGGCAGCGGCAGCGTTATCTACGCCAAAAACCCAGTGTTTTGTGCTTGAAAAAGGAATAACAGATGGGAAAGTGATTGGAACAGCGGTTGCTGCTTCGCTTGGTCGGGCAACAGCAATTGGCATGGGACCGACGAATTTATCAGCATCGGTGGCTCCGGTTTTCTGCTGAATCAATGAACCCAAAAGGGTTTTGGTAGAATCATAACTACTAATAGACTGCGTAGTACCGCTAAATTGATGCTCAACTGCAATTTTCATTTAAATATTCCTAATCAAAAGATTAAAGGTTAAATCCCTTATCTGTCCTGATATATTTGATACACCCAAAACAATTCTATCACCCAAAACAACGCCTGTCGAAGACCATCCTGTAAAATTACTTCCAGAAGCAAAAACGGCGTTGTTTAAGCCCGGAATGACTCCCGTGCCAATCATACTAGTAGATACTCCGGCAGAGTTCAACTTGTTAACAGAAATTTGACAGGTGCCCGAGACATCTGCGTAACATGACCAACCCTGAATAAATCCCGTTGTTCCAACGTAGTGTGTGCTTTTTACACCAGAAGTTATCGGATCTTCACTCATGGCTTGGAAACCAATAGGACTAACAAGCCCATTAAAGGTAGAACCACTTCCTCCACCCCCACCGCCACCACCTATATCACCAGATATAGCAGCAATGGGAATAGTGCCAAGTTGAATTTGATTTCCATGTATTTTAGTAGGCATTAATAATTCACCACCGCTTGATAAGCAACTCTAAGTTTATCCACACCACTATTTGGTATTGACCCGGTCGTAAACACAATAGTTGTACCGCTGACCGTATAATCCTCACTCGCTCCGTAAGATTGTAAAATACCGTTCCTAAACAACATCAATGTACCACTCGTAAGAGGGGTTCTAGCAAGACCAAAATTAACATTTACTCCGTTAACCAACCCGCTTGGAATTTCGTTCCAAACAAAAGACTGCTGTAAATAACTTGTGTTAACAACGGTTCCACCGCTTGGAAGCGTTAATACGTTGGTACCAGATGCCGTAGTTATCAGACTAATTGTGGTGGACCCACTCGGGCTATATAGCCTGCAACCAGACGTACCAGCACTGAAATGAACAACGCCCGTGGCATCTTTTACTACAAAGGGGTTGCTTGTGCCACCAAATACTTCTTGAACAATTAAAGAGGCATCCCCGGTAGCTACAACGTTCTGAAACAAGGCTCTGTTGTAAAAAGTAGTTCCTACAGAAGTTAAGCCAAATCCAATATTGCCACTGGCGACTGCTAACAGGCCACTGGAATTGGTGTGGTGAAAACCGAAATTACCATTTGTTCCGAAAGCAACAGAGGGATTAGAAACGGTGCCATTAGCAAATCTTTGTTGGTTTTGCCAGACTTTCAAACCGCTCACAGTTTGCGTACCGGTTAAACCAACAAAGGTAATTCCACTGGCACCAGTACCACCTTGACTGATTGACAGTGGAGTTGTCAGTCCAGACAGCACATTGATGTTTGAGTTTACGCCAGCTACAACCGTGGCAGTTCCACTTAAGTTGACTGTCCAAGTAGTATCTGTGTAACTAACACTAAGACCTGTACCGGGAATGAATTCTTTAGAAGTAATCGTCCTTTCACCTGAACCCATTATGAAATAGTTCGGGAAAGTGTCTTCATCCATCGCAACGTTGGGAGCTTTACCAATAATTGGCGAAATAACTTCGTCAGTACTACAACCAGTTACAGCCAATGCCTCAGTAGCCCAAAGAACAATTCTAGGCATACCACTAATAGTGGCATTCATTAAGAAGGCCCTACTGCCTGTGGGTAGTGCCTGAACCAAGTAAGTAGCGTTTAAGTGGGGGCCATAATTAGGAATGCCAGTCAGCGATAATTTATTGGCTTCGCCGTCTTCCAAACGAACGTCATAACGAATAGTATTTGCTACATAAGCACCATCTGCTGTAGAACCGCTCACAGTGGCGTTTTCCACCACACATGGCATCACACCAAAGGGAACGGTCCAAACGCCCCTGTAGGGATCTATACGCAAATCTAGAGGTCCAGCAAAAAAGTTTTCTGCACGAACATCAGAACCCCTAGTAGAAGGAAATTCTGATTCTAAATTTAAACCCGAGGCTCCTCTAAAGAATCCACTCGGCAAAACCGAACCATACATGCCACTGACATTATAGCCTGTGCTTGCATTTGGGTAAGGCTGACCATGGATATCATAACCCCATCCTACGAAGGTAGCAGGGTTTTTGTAACCATAATGGCGTACCCCAGTTGGGTTAATTGTGACAAAAGAACTTGGGTTAGGGGTTGTCCCATGGATAATGCCTTCGCCAAGAGTGTTCTTACCATATGGGTTTAATCCACTGGCGTTTGCAAAACCACTGTTATTAGCGGTGCGAGGGACAGCATATCTAGCAACGCCAGTGTAATCAATTTGAGTAGTAAAACCCTTATACCACGAATCCACGTTGCCACCGAATGCGTTGTACCAGTTTCCACTAGTTTGCAACGTATTTCGATAGCCTTTGGAATCTGTAAGACTGGTTTTTAAACTCATGCGTTTCTCGTATTATTAAAACCTATGATTGCATTCTTAGCCGAAGTATCCGCCACATCGTTTTTGTTTTTGGATTTCTTGGCTGCTTTGTCGGCAAATAAGGCAATTTTTTCCTTGTTTTCTTTTTCTCTTTGTTCCTTTATAAACTTCTTAATTTCTTTGGTTAAATCGCTGGCACCCTTTTCATCAAAGTTATTGAATGTCCCAGTAAAACCCTGCTTATTCTGTAGTAACTTCGTAAGTTTAATACCCGGTAGATTGTATGTTTTGACAGTATAGTTTGTGGCAACGCCGTCAATTCCAATGTCTAAAGACATGTTGGTAATTATATTGTTGAAACCAATGGGTTGACCCAAATTAAACTCAGGATAACCTGCTACTCGAACTTGTCCATATTCAGCATACGTAGACACGTTGTTGGTACGGCCAATGATACCAGAAGCAGCATTTCTCATATTGTTAATACCACCGTAGGTAGACGGACTTAAGGTACTATCTTCGATAATACTGATTGGTGTTTGTACCGTGCCGGTAGCAATAAATCCTACGTGATTAAGCAGTGTGCTTTGAACAGGAATTGCAAATCCATGCACGCCAGCACTCTGAGGAACAAAACAACCTAAACGACGAGGGGCTAATCCATATGGGTTAGAATCACCTTCTAAAGACATTAAATCATAAGCAGCAATCTGATCCTGAGTGATACCTTTAAAACGCATAAAATCGTACCACGGACCCATGTAAGGATTCGTAAAACTACCACTAAACATAAATCCAGCAAAGTTACCGTTGATGTAACCGGCCTGATTGGGGAGTGGTTTTGCTTGCAATTGCGTTGAAAGTGTTACGATTGCTTTAGAAGGAACCTTGTCGTAAACCTTAACTGAAACTGGAATTACCAGTCGGTTTTGATCAATCAAAAAACTAGACCTGTCAAGGGCAGCGACATCAACCGAGAAAGGCCACTGAGCATCAACCAACTCTTTGTAATTTGGTATGCCCAAAAATGCCGTTACATTACCATCATCATCTTTAAAGTTTTGTCTAGAAGTTGCTTGTAAAGCAGGGAAATTGATAGTTGAACCAGATGGCGGAGAAGTATTTGGCTCGCTCCAAGCATACTGGACTGGCGTAAATTCTAATTGAGGAACAACCTCAGTAGAACCATATTGACCTTCGGCAAGCCAATTACTACTGCCAACTCTAATGAGGAATTCTTTTCCATAGTAATTTTTAGCAACGTTTTCTGTTGCTTCGTGAACAGCCTTTGCCAAGTCTTCAATGTAGTAGTTATCAACAACGCCAAAATCTGCTGCTGGTCGCCAACCAATGTTCATTTTGCGTAACATCGGAATACTCATGAGATTAGCAGCCTGAGTTATACCGGTATTGTCAAAAGCGGGATCAGCATAAATGCCTAGTTGAGCAGCGAAAGTCGGGTTGTGTTGATACAATACAGACTTCCACGCTTCATATCCATGTCCAGCAGCCCGAAGAATTTCTTCTGTAGCATAATAACCGGGATAATCCACGTTGACGAAAACTCTACTAACTTGTGGAGGATAAGCAGTTACGCCAGTAACCTTTTGCAAATACAACTCTGTTACAGTAATTTCACTGGCAAATGGGGTGCGACCGCTCACCACGATGTGATCTAAAAGAATTGGAATGTTACCAGTCGCCCCCAAATTGGTGGTAATTGGCGTTTGATTAACAGTGTAACCCCAAACACATTCAATGTCACTGCTGCTAATATTTGGCCAATAAGTAAGAGCGGGGCCAAACAGTACAGAAGATGTGGGGTCAGTGATGAGTTCTTGCCCATATCGCCATTCTGTAGTAAGACCACTTCCTACCCAACCACTAATGTAGCCACTTAAGGAATTTGGCCCCTGATTTCGGCGAGGAACATCTACTATGTCGATTGTTGAAACGCCCGTTGGGTTATAATTGCCCGAAGTCAATATCGCGTAGTAATCAAAAGCAAAGTCATTACTTACTTGGTCCAAAATCTGAGCGAAACTCATGTTGGTGGCGGGAAGCCTATACCAAGTGGGGATACCTGTAGCGGGTGCATAACCAGTACTATCTAAAAAACCGCTAGAAAAGCGTAATTTGTATTTACGATTATAAGCCTGAATTACCCCCGTTTGCTCAATAAATTGGCGAATCTTGCTAAAAGTCATACCTACGCGATTTTGATCAGCAGCAGCAGGATTCGCGTAATAATCATAAATATTGAAATAATTGGCTGGCTTGGCTACCCCTGTTGGCAGTCCTTGACCATTTAACGCTATGTAGGTACCATTAAAAAGTATCCGGGGATCTGTCAAATTCAATGTGATCTTTTTGCCAGCACTAGAAGTACTTTTTTCCCAAGATTGTACCAATCCCACGTAATCAAAAGATCCCACGTTTACAGAAACAGGAGTACCGGGTAAAGCCCCCGTCATACGAAATCCGGTGGCTCCCCATGAAATATCTTCTGCTGAAATATTATTAGAATCAGGTTCCACCAATGTCAAAGACACTGTGGTAGGACTAGAATTTATACCAAAGTTACAAGCAAAATTCTGAACATAAGTGCCTAAAATGATAATAGGCTGGGTAATATCCTGTAAAGCCATCCTGCATCCTTATCTTGCGGTTATATCATACTGGGCAGTATAAGTACCGTTTTTAACATCCCATGATTCACTTTGGTTAGTAATGAACCAGTTAGTGTTTAATACACCTAAGTCACTTGTGTTAGAAGAAAGGTAACCACTGGCTACATCGCGGGGAGTCGTAATATCAGAATATGCCCAATATGCACGAGAACCCTTTGGTGCCATTTTCAAATTAACAGAGATATTACGCGTATACGCCGTGGTAGTACCAATGTCTTGAATTATAGGGCCGGTGATTCTCCCCGGAATAGGTTGCTGAGCAACCACTCTGCTTTTTGGAGCATTCTGTACAACAACATCTGCTGTGGCAATATCGGTACTGGCCGGTGCTAAAGAGTTGTTATAGGCAACACTATAGTTGACTATACCTGCCAATTGGTTATACGAGACAGATTTGCTGACTGGTCTGTTCACTAACGAAGGACTATCATCAAAACTGTATTCAAATAGATTGTTGGCTCTGGTATACAACAAACCCCTTACGGTTGTCCAAGCAGCCTGTGCGTTCGCATACTTTTCCAGAGGAAAATCTGAGGTTGAAATACCACGAATTGTTCCATTAATGGTAGCAGTACCAAGTAAACCACCGTCGTCTGCACCGATAGAATCGTTGGTTTGACAATCAATTGAGAAAGTTTCCTCATAAGTAGAACTGGTAGAACCACTTGGATCTTTATAAGGGAAGTTAGCAGAATAAACAATAGAGCCATTGGCTTTATTGAATCCTACAGAACGACTAGAGGGTCTATCGCTAAATCGCGAGGCGGTAATTCCTGTGGGGAATACGACTCCGTTTGGATAGGCGAATGCCAGCGTTTTAAGGTTAGGCTCTACTAAAGCCCATCCGCTTATTACGTTTGACATTCTGTTCTGGTTAGTTTGATAATAACCATCGCGAGTGATACCCTGAATCGTTCCGTTGATGGTAACGCTTGGGGGTGAACTTCCGTCACTATTGTAACTTACATCGTAAGTATGGGTATAGGTACTGCCAGAATTATTGATAAACGTTACAGAATATTCAAGCGATCCATTTTGCCAATTTTCGCTTAAATTGTAATTAGTACCAGTACCAAAGGCACCCACTTGGCTGATCATCAAATTGGGATACAAAGTATTCCAATAAGTGTAGGCATTGGCAAGGCGACCGGAAATTGACCCGGTTCCTAAGCCAGCGATGTTGCCGTTTACCTGAATCGTTTCTATTTGTGTGGGAGCGTTGTCATCATTTAAGCGGAACTGAAACTGTCTAGAAACTGTTCTGGTTTCGTTATAAGTTACTCCACTCGGCGTAGCCGTTTGAGTTAGCTGTAATGAATACGTTCCAGCAGTTTTATCAATATTTTCCTGCTGAATAGTATTGTAAAAGCCAGTGACAGGATGCAATCCGGTAATTGGAAAAACACTTTGTTCAACACCGACTCCGCTAACACGACCAAGTACCCAGTTTCGGGCATTTACCCATGCTTCGGCAATTAAACCGCTAACACCGTAACTTGCTGTTGCAGTTGCAGAAACGGTACGAGAAATGTTATATTGTGGTGTGGCACCATCTTGCTGGGCAATCTGCCAAGTGTCACCGGCTGCTGTTAAATAATAACCACTGGTGGAATATGCAAAGGCATTTTCATAACCAGTAATTCCGGCTTTATCAACAACTTCGCCAACAAGTTCTACCTGATAATCGGTTCTTTGAACCCAAACTCCGGGATCAAAATTTATGTTCCGTAATTTCCCATAGAAAACTACTTGCGGATCACCTGACGGAGCATAGGCAATTTTGACAGATTCCCCTTGCGAAAGCAAGTGACGGAGCAATTCCTGCTTAATAAGCAGACTGTTGTGGCGGTCATTATCATCTGACATGACCTCTGTACCGTTAAAATCTAATTCACTTGCCCACCATCCCGTGGTGAATGGAGAGCCTTTGTCTGGTAACAGAGTACCTCTCAATGAGAGGGTGTGACTGGTACCAATTGCTTTTCCATCGCCAGCAGTTAATAACTGCTTGCTATGAGTAACAAGTGGTGCGGGAATAATTCTTTTATCGTTAATCCAAAATGACATAATAAGTCCTTATTAAGTTATCCTATTAGCTTGAACATTTAACAACTTGACTTTGGCCAGTTTCTCTGGCTCATCAATATATAGATCAGTTAGAACCTGACCGACTCTATTTAAAGCGTCAGCCACAGCATTCTGACCAAATTGGCTCAGATTTTGAGTATCGAAAGAGACTTTAATGTCGTCAACTTGAACCTGTAGGTTGGCGTTCAAAATGTTACCAGTACGCTCAGGATCAATCAAATTACTACTCAAATCTTGAACTTGTCTATCCAAAATTTTAGCAAGATTATCTAATGCCTTGGTATTAGTTTCCAATGAAGTCGTATTTAATCCCAATGCCTTAGCAGTATCCGTGTTAGCAGTCAATAACTGGTTCTGCAACTCACGCTGCTCTCTTAAGAAAGCATCTTCCTGTTCTCTAGCAATTCTTAAATCTTCTTTTTGACCTTGTATAAGCTCTTCAATTTCAGATCTTCCAGAACTACCGCGACCAGAAGCAGTTCCAAAGAAACGTAAACCGATTTCTTCTAAAAGGATATCAATGGCGTTTTGTCCCGTCACGACTCCCTGACTGTCTCTGGCCAATGGTAAATTGGGCACATTACCCAAAGCATCAATTAATTTTTGTGCCTCTTCTCTGCTTCCCAATCGACCGACAGAATCACGGATGTTTTCATCTAAAGAACCGCTACCACGAGTAATAAAACGTCTGAATCCTTCTACAAGATTGCCTTGGTTGCGTAATTCGGCTGGATCCGAACTCAACACGGTTTGACCTAAAGAACGTAGTCCACTCTTAGTTTCATTTAAAGCGTCTTGGAAAGATGAGACAGCCTTACGTGCTAAATCTAAACCTTTGGCAAGATTATCTTGTTTTTCGTTCACTTCACGCAAAGCAGTGTTGTATTTAATCAAATTGTCTGTTACAACTGCCTGCTGTTGTGCTCTTTCACGAGGAGAAGCATTATCTCTTTCGAGTTGAATTGATCGTTGCTGAGACTCAATAAGATTTCGATTGGCATTAACCAGTGTACCACCAACTCTTTGAGCGGTGTTCAAAGGTTGACCGGCAAAAAAGCGGTCACCAGCAGCACGATTAAACAGGGCACCAGTACGCTCAAAAGTAGATCTGTTTTCTGCTCTAGAAATCTCGGTTTCGCCTGACTGCAACGAAAGATCAAGTAGAGTTGATTCGATCTGAACTCTTTGTGAGTAAACCTCTTGAAGTTTAGCGTTATTCTCTAAAGTCTTTTGTGTTAAAGCATTGACGTTGTCAACGAATTTACCAAAAGAATCGCGAAGTGCAGAAGTAAACTTATCTAACTGGAAAGCATTATCAGCAAACTTAGAAGGATCAAAGTCAGCAGATAAAAAAGTCTGTAAAGCAGACTGTAAATCGCCAGTTGTAGCTTTAATTGTTCCTAAAACATTGACTACAGTAGCACGAACATCATCGTCAAAACCTCCCAATGTGCTGTTTACCAGATTTTCAATATTTTGGACAACGTCTAACTCCGAAGCAGCACCTTGACTTGGTAATTCAACCTCTTTTAGTGCTTTGATAAGATCGGGAATTTGTTGACTTCCCGGTGACGTATCAGAACTGCCAAGCAAGAAATTAGCCTGATCAACGAAGTCATTGCGTCTGTTAACGATATTTGAAAGATTTAAACCAATAGATTCTCTGAAAGTAGTATCATTTGAAGACAATGACAAATCGCGAACAGATGTAAAATCTGTAACAATTCTATTGATACCTTCTGAAAGTTTTTCGAAACCTTTATTGATAATTCCAATATTAACTTCAAAACCGAAAGCAGCACTGCGAAGGTTTTGAAAGACACCTTCTAAAATAGAAGTATCAAAATCCTGCTCACCTTGCTGATTTTGTCTAATTATATTTGCTTCTGCTCTTCGTTTTGCAATTTCCTTATCCACATCAAAAATCTGAGTTATGAAGTTTTGTGCAAGACCCAAAAGCTCTTGACCAATCAAGACAGAGTTTTCAGAATTAAAGGCACCATTTAATAATTTAGTGCTTTCTTTCAAGAATCTTTGTTGAAATAACTTAGGATCAGCGATTTCTTGATCAGAAAAATTAATATCACGGACAGACTGACTTAGTAAATCATTAATAGGATTCTTTTGAGAACGGATGAAATCTAATGCTGTATCCGTAGTAGAGAATCTCTCATCTTCACCTCGCAGTCCAGCGATAATTTGACTATTGAAAGTATCATTGTTTAATGCGGTTCTATTGATGACTTGTGATCTAAAATCTCTTGCAAACGCGTTTCTTTCATCAGGATTAAGAATATTCTTTGTTGACAGTATGCCATCTAGTCGATCAGTGTTGGCTCTTAACGCTTCGACATTATTATCGACTACGCCTTTAATTGCACCAATAACCGTACCGCCGACTCCACCAACAATACCGCCTACGACGGTGCCAACTACGGGAATAACAGAACCAATCAATGCCCCGGCTGTTACACCCGTAAGCCCACCAGATAACGCCCCGTTTAAACCAGCCGTAGTGGAAGTTTGTCTACTAGACCCAGAAGATATTGCTGAGGCTGCCAAAAGACCAACACCGGCCACTGCCCCCGCCCCCACACCAATTCGACGAATGGTGCGACTGTTACGTAAATCAGAGAAAGTTCCAATATTATCTCTTGAAAAGAAAGGAGAGCCAAGTCTAGATACAGACTGTCCACGAGAGGCAACAGCACCGCCCACAGCACCAATAGATCCGGTTAATGACTGTATGCCACCAACTAAACCACTTTGTAAACCACGAGCAAAATCCAAACCCTTCAAAGCAACTGCCACTGCTGCAATAGCAGAAGCCAATTTTACTAGGAAATTGATTATTTCTCTATTAGCGTTTAAAAATGCCGTGAGTTCCACGACCCCGTCAGCAAACGCTTTAAAGAATGATCTTACAGACTTATCTTGTAACAAAATGTTGATAAGACTTTGGAAAGACTGACCAATTCTACCAAATGATCTATTGACATCTTCTTCAACGATTTTTATATCTCTGCCAATTGAGCCAGTAGAGTCGCCAATAACGTCTTGCACCGTTCGTTCACGACCTGACTCTTTACCCAATTCACGTAACAACGCTTCACCACGACCAGCTTGCTGGGCACCAAACAAAGCAATGGTTGTGCGAATACGTTCTGTATCAGACAGTGATTGGAACTGTTGATTCTCTGCCAAATCACGTAATTGATCGATAACGCTTCGGTTTTGACCGGGAGCAGCTACTCCGAATTCACTGAAAATCTGCTGTTGGGCACTCTTAGACAAACGACCCAAACCGGTTTTGAAGAACACACCTAATGTTGGGGCAGTTTCACGAGTAGCAGAACGAATCAAAGTCAGATACTCAATGAATTCTTCAAAAGTGCCACCCAAACCGGCGAACGTTGCACCACCGCGTTTGACAGCTTCAAAGAAGTTACCTGATTCGACGGCGTATTCTACTGAGACTTGGTTAATCTTGTCTAGCAAACTTCCAGTATCAGATAACTGCAAGTTAAACTGACCTTGAACGGCGATCAAACCTTCGGCAGTTGATTTAATGTCATCAAATGATGCAGACAACTGAGTATTGGCCAACTGATCTGCAATAAATTGCAAAGCACCTAGCTGTTCGTTACCAGCCTGTGCAATTTCTACAACGCCTTGAGCGATTTCATTACTGGCAACACCGGTTCGACGGCCAGCCTCAAGAATGGTATCACTCACCGCTAAACCACGAGAACGAGCCTGTTCTAGGCTATCGTTGAAAACTCGAATGGTTTGGCTAAGACGACCAATTAGACGTTCAAATACAAGAGCTTCTTGGTTTGCGGTAGCAAACGCACTTGTCAGCCTAGTAATAGCAAACGTACCGAGTAGGAACGCTCCGTAACGCTTGGCTGCCAAGCCTGTTAATTCACCAAATCTCTGGACTAATCCATTAAACTTACCTTGCTGAGCAACAATGCTACGCAAACGTGTAACGGTTCTGCGAGCAGCATCGTCATCGCCATAGAAATCCTCAGAACCTCCGGTTCCGGGGGGTCTTGGGGGGCCTCCCCCCGGTGGAGTTCTCGATACAAGGGTTCTTGGGTCAGCATTAGCAAAATTACTTAAAGCAACGAGTTCTTGAGATGGTCTTTCTCTTAAACGACTGCCTACAGCAGCAATGGTTTCCTTTGCAAGGGCTTGTCGTTTAATGATGCTTCGCAGTTGCTTTTCATAAATTTCGTTATTACGTTCCTCTAAAACATTAAGTCTGCGAGCTGCATCTTCAGATTCTTGTTGAACGGTTTTACGAGCCTCAGCATTTTGCTTCGCTCTAGCCAAAATGTCGAGTAATTCGCGACCTTCGGTAACTTCTTTGCTAAAACTTGCACCGCTGGTAGTCACACCCGCAATAACTGTTGCATTAGCATCCTTCGCTTTAATGCGATTGATTTCTTGCACTCGCGTGGTAATGTCAGCAAAGCGACGGTTAATAACATCAAAATCTTCTTTAGAAATGATGCCAGAACGAACTAAAGAACGGGCATCTTTCTTGGCTTCTTGGAAAATAGAGCGTGCTTCGTTACCACTTGTTAGTGCGACGTTACGGACACCCTCAAGTTGTCTGGCAGCAGCTTCACGCTCTTCACGGTCACGCAGAGAAATACGCTCTTTTATATCATCTTTAAGAGTTCTTGCTCTTTGTTCGTTTTCCTCTTGAGACTTTTTAATATCAAGTTGAGCAGCACTACCGGCCTGCCCTTGACGTAAAGTTTCTCTAGCAGCAAAAGCCTTATCTAAATCAGACAACGCCTTACGAACCTGATCTTCGATGAAATTAGTACTTTTGACATAATCATCGGCAGCCTTTTGCTCTGCTTGAACCTGAGCGTTAAGACGAGAAACAATATCACTTCGCAAATTAGAGACTCTTGGATTGTCAGAAGATCTCTCTCTAAATAAATCCGAAGATACAGAATCTCCAACAGTCTTTTGTCTTAATGCATCTAAAGCCCTTTTTTGTTTTTTTGCTTCTGACTCCACTTTTTTAGTCAATCTTTCATAATCTAAAGCAGCAGCCGTAACAGTACTGTTTACTAAAGAACGAAATGCTTTTGCCGTGTCGGAACTGTCTAGAGGATCCGGCAAAACACGATTATTCAAAATTTTGTTAAAAGCATTGGCACTAATTTTGCCGGTTTGAAGTCTATCTATTGCTTTTTGCAACGTAACTAAACGCGTGACAGCTACTTTGCCACCCTCTGTTAAGGTGTCAAAATACGCTTTAACATTCCGATCCTTAAAAGTAAAACCTTTATTGATCAACCTAGCAACAGCAACGATACGACCGGTAAAAGCATCTGCGGATGCTGTGGCATCTTTAAATTCTTTTGTCAAATTGCCAGTAAAAGAAACGCTCTTGGCAATATCGTTGGATAGTTGTTTACGAATTTGATCAGAAGCGAGTTTTTGAAACTCAGCGTTTCTGATCTGAATCGTTACTGGAATGTTGATATTAGCCAAATCTTAATCCTTGTAGCAGTTCCTAATAAAAAAGATGCCATTTCTGACATCTTTTTAATACACTTCCGTAGAAGATATGATTAATTATCTTGCCAGCCGTCTTCGACAAGAAGATTACCTTCTGCATCTACCAAGTTGCCGTATTTATTGACAAATTTACCCTCTTCATTGATATATCGACCGTTTTCGTCAATGAGACGGCCTTCGGCGTTAATGAATCGACCCTTTTCATCAATAAAACGACCCTTGTCATCTACAAACTTGTGCTTTTTGAGCCAAATTACTTCAAAATCTTTAGAATCCGCGTTCTCTAGATTGATCTTATACTGATACTTGTAGTAACAAGTACTGACATAGTCAATCAAACCGGCAGATGTTTCCATCTCTTGTTCTGACTCCCACATTGGGGTGCCATCTGCCTTTTGAGTTGCACAGTACAAGGATGCCACAATTTGGGCAGCGAATGCCATGTTTTCGGCGGTGTTAGAGTAATACCCAGTTAGTTTCTCAACAATCTGGTCTTCTTCACCACGCTTGCGTTTCATTGCAATTGCCAGTTCTCGGCCTTCTTTCTTAGTCATCTTAGAGCCGTCTGGCTTTTTACCGGACCTAAGTTGAATTTCCATTGCAATGAGTTCTTTGCGAATTTCTTCGATCTTTTCTTGATCGGCAGCCCGGTCTAAAACGCCCTGATCTTCTAGCATCTTATCGACCGCAACTCGCAGTTTTGCCCCGCCATCTAAAGCCTCTTTAAAAGCCTTCGCGTAAGCAGAACGAACGTACTGATTGTCCAAAGAAGTCAATTCCTTGAATTTAAATTCAGTAACCTTACCATCTTTTTCAAACTTGTAAATTTCACTTGTCGCCATAATGATCCTTAACTTCCTTAATGAGTTTACTACGTTGGATGTGAGTATGATCCAAAATCTGACTCCTGACCTTATTATATAGTTGATCCAACCGCTTTTCTTCATCTGTCAATTCAGTTTCTTCTTTTGTTTCTCCCCAAAGATCGCCAAAATTGTCCTCCAATAACTGCAAAATTCCAACTCCTGTCGTGAGCATCCTTTTATTGATAATCTCAGCCACTCTATCTTTTTTCATATATTACCTTTTATTATTTGCTTTTAACACCATAAGTTCTTTACTTTGGGGCAAATCTTGTTCCTTAGTAGTGCCACTGTATATGGCCTTTTCATCTTTTGCAATACGATTTTTCTGTACTGGGTCGTTCAACTCAAAAACTTCTTTTGCATCTTCCGGAGTTTCTACGATAATGTAGGTATCCGTTTTGTCGGCATTTTTCATGGAAGTCGGCACGGGGGCCTTCTTATCTAACTGTTTCTTTTGCTTTTCTCGCTTACGTTCTTCGCTCTTTTCGACCATCCACGCGTCAAACATATCGTCATTGTTAATTACTTCGTCAGGAGGCGGTTCATAAGACTCATAAGCATTGTCGTAGATGTTGGACCAAGTAAACAGTGCTTTTTGCAAATCAGTAGCATGACTAATGGGAGTAGACACTAGCCCGCCCACTTTAACGGCAGTTATCCAAGAAGAACGCCAAGGTTCATTGCGGGCTAGGTAACGAATTTCCTTTTCGCCAATATTCTTGGGATAAAAAGAGTGGTTTAGAATGAACGATACGAAGGTGTCTGGCTCTTGTAAAAATTTTTCAAAAGAACCCCGCCAATATCTTTGTCCGTCAACAGTGTGGGTCAAAGCATACACAAAGTATTTGTGTTTATAGATATTGGCTAAATATTCGGCTGATTTACTGGAAATATCGGCGAAAATTTCCTGAACTCTAACTTGCTGCCTTTGAATAGAACGAATTTTGTTTTTGATCTTTTCGACTTCTGTCTTTTTAAACTTGACGGTGGTCAATTCTTTGTTAAGATCCAAAAGTTGCTTTTTATAAGTCTCATTAAACTTTTTGTGTTGCTGGGATAAATAGCCCTGCTTTTCATAAGTAAGTTGGACTTCTTTTTGAAGGGGTACCCCTTCTTCCTTGAGCCTCGTCAACTCTTTTTCGTAGTAAACAAATCCCATCTGCCTTTCAAAAGGAGTGGGATCGTTAACTACAAATAATTTGTTCTTATATTCAATTATAGATCGACCAGTTACGATGCGATCTGCCAATTGAACGGCCTGATCATAATCCACAAAATGTATCCTATACTAAACGTCCTAAAACTAGGTGGCTCCCTTTCAGAAGCCACCCTGAGAAACACGCCCCATCCCATTATGAGGTTAGACCAGCAGGATCACCGCTTGCGACAACACGCATTGAGTTCAGGTTAAAGTATTCATAACTTACGGTCTGGTTACCACCACCGGTGTCACCGCCGTTAACGTTAATGCTACGAAGTTTGTTCTTGGTACCAAGGTCAATTGTGATACCTTGATCAAGAGCAACGAAGATTCTTTCGTCAATTAGGTTTGTGCCTTCTTGAGCAGCGTTTACGCTATCACCGAATTCGTTGGCAGTAACTTCAATTGTGCAGGTAACTTCGACTGGGAAGTTAGCGAAACGGAAGTATGGGCCACGACGACCAAGTTCAAACAATTCAGTACGACCAAGGTTCATTGCGATGCTTACGTTCTGGATGTGGGCACCAAGTGAGCCGTCAGCCAATGTTGGGTTAACACCGCTCAGAGCAAGACCGCTGATACCCGGAACGCTTAGAGGCCAACGTGAACGGGTCATGCTGATGTTTTCACGACGTTGGACACCACCACTTGACAGGATTGGTGATTCGTTACCAGTGAACAATGTGCCTGTGGTGAACACGTTACCGTAAGAAGTACCGGTTGACAGGGTCTTATCGTTACCTACAAGGGTAACTGATTCAGTCATGTTGCCTTCTACAGGAATGTTGAAGTTAATGCTGTTAACATACATGCCTGAGAAAAGGTCAACTGAAAGAGGAACGCCTGATGCGAATTCTTGTGTTACGTTGTAGCGAGGAGCAACAACCATGCACTTCGTATTGTTATAACGACCACCCAATGAACTGTTAGTTGCTGTTGGAGTAGCCAAGTGCTGAATAAGTGGTCTACCGTCGATAACCTTTTCAATCGTCATTTCGACCGAAGGAATACCCTCGACGTTTTCATAAATTTCAAGCTGACCAAGTTGGCTGATTGCTTCCAGATTGAAGTTAGTAGTTACGCTGTAACTCTGGACACCTTTAGCAGCACGATAACCGCTTACGTTTAAAGGAGTACCTTCTGGGGCAAAACCGACAGCCAGTGATGGATAGTAGTTACGAGGATTTGTGGGCATATGTTTTTACCTTTTTCTTTTTAAAACTCTAAATTTAATACACTTTTAGGATGGATATAAATCAGATTCCATCGTGATGGCGACCCTAGATGCCTTGTAAGGTAGGTCAAATTTGTCATAAACCCTGACACTGAAATTTTCATTAAATCGACCCTGACCCAAAACCGACGTTGTTTTCCACAAATTCCAGTTGCCTGTCCCGACAGGAACACCACTTACGTTTAGGGGACGTTGAATAACATTATAATTTAATAATGGGATATTTTTAGTTTCTAGGAAATAACAGATATCTTGCAAGTTAGATCGTGTAAAATCATCTGTGGCAAAAATGTCAAATGTAAAACGAATATCAGAAACTTTGCCACGGGTGCCTAAGCCAACACCCCTCTTTGTGTCATAACCTTCTATTCCTACAAAGATACATGGTAAGAATGCCTTTTGCTCCAAACTCAACGTAAGGGTGCCGGTAGCGTTAACCCAATCAGAAATTAGGCGAGTATACTCACTAGAACGTCTTGGATAGACAGAAACATAGTTTACTGCGTAAGAAGTTGCTACAGAAGTTCCAGAGGGCATTCCGCTTGAAAAAACCACTCTTCCGCGAGAATAGTCAAAATGCCAAGTACTTCCGCTCACGGCTGTGCCCGTGGGTACAAACGTTCCGTTAAATAAAATCCCGCTTGGGATTAGGGGCAAATTTACCCCTGTTGCCTTTGTAGTAAATCCTGTAGAAAACACCCAGTCATGCTTAATTCCAGCAAATTCTGTAAAAGTATTTCCAGTGGAAAGAGGAGTAGAAACAGGGCGTAAATTGCCAGAAGCCACATTGTAGTAAGCACCCAATTCTAAAAAACCATAACGTAAGAAATCAATAACACTGTTGACCACGGTGTTTTCTAAATTTCTTTGACCAAAGAATTGAATACCTTCTAAATTAGCCACGAATAACCTTCCTAAATTCTTTTACAATTATTTCCGGAACTTTCTTGTTGAATATCTCGTCATCAATTGCTTCTTCTACAAAGTTGTTGTATTTACCTTTGGTGAATTTGAAATAATCTTCTGAATCCCAATCTTTACCTTTTCCTTTGATCATGACCGCTCTTTCAGATCGGCTGTCATAAAATCTTTCATCAAAATCAAACGTAATTGAATATCCGGGGGTTGACCAACCTTCGGTAAGGGCTTTTAACCACTCAACCGTGGTTGTCTTGCCAGTTCTTTCGTTGACCGATGGATAGGTACCGCCAATAGTGGATTCAATAACACTCAAAATGTTTTCTGTAGTAATATCTAATTTTACGTTAAAATTACGAACTTTAATATCTAGATTAGTTAAATCAATTGATTCTTCGAAAACCTGTTTAATTTGTTCAACCGCATCATTTGATTCTGGATCTAAAAAACCTAGTTGAGCCTGAACGTCTAAGAAGTCATTGCCGGGATTTTGGCCAAGCAAACCTTGAGCAACTCTTGTTCTCAAAAAGGCTTCGCCAAAAGCCCTTTGTATCTTAGGAGAAGCATTACGAGAAGCCTCGCGAATAAATCCGGGAATATAACGCTTGTTAACTTCTTTTGCTAAATCTTTTTTGAAATTGGATAAATCAAAAGAAATACGGCTCATTATTCACCAACTTCTTTGACTTTTCTAGCATAACTCTCTGAGTATCTCTTGCCAAAACCATATGGGATTGGTTCTTGAACAATCTTACATTTTACTCCATTTACGTATACAAACGAGCAATTTTGTAATTTGCTATTATCTGTAGTGTAGGTTATGATTTTGCAAATGTCTGGGTCGTTTTTAAACTCCAAAGGGAAATTTAAATCTTTGGCATTCCAATAAGCCCTACAAGTCACTTCTTGGAAGTTTCCTACATTTTCAACTACTCCCTGTTGGTCGATTCTATTATACATGTTTTCAATGTAGTTGGGGTTTCCAATATTGTCTTCGGAAAGCCCAAATGGGGTTGAAGTTGGATTAGCAACCGTCCGGTTGTATTCGATACGAAGTGGGGTGGCGTTGACTATCTCAATGAGTTCATCTGCCAATTGCGAATATTTTTCTGTTAACATAGACCAATTACTTAGTACTGCCATTTTAAAACCCTTATATGTTTGCTTCGCTTATGTTGAATATACCGCATCCGGCGTATCCATTACCCATTTCAAACTCTCTCAAAGTAGAATTGTATTGGGATTCGAAGGTTAAACCCTGTTTAACTTTAGCAGCAGCAATCTGACCATTAGTATCAATAGTAGATTTATTGTCAATAACCTTAATACCCCCACTGACAAGCATAGTTTTCACTTCTTGCCTGTTTATAATAAGTGCTGCATAAAGAGCAATTAAATTACTTACGGCAATTGGCACAACTCCGTCAGGATCGGGGGTAATCGTTGGACTTGCGGGAGCAAGATCTACGACAAACGTTCCGTTTATGTCATAAGCCTCTACCGCTCCAAAAACATATTCTGCTGCTATAGCAATAAAAGTTTGCAACTGAGTATCGGTATAGGTTTGCGTTACACCTATGTCACCTATCAAATAACGCAATTTCTTTACGTAAGAAGTGGTCCAAGCCATTTAGTGATCCTTATAGGAGATTGGGATATCTGTCAAATCTACCGTAAACGTCGATATTGAAACCTGATCCAAGGACACCTATAAAGGAAACAGGACGGTCTGGCTTGTAAGATTCTCCACCGCCCAATCGGATACCACCGCTGGGCGTATTTGCAATACCAAGGCTTGCATTGAATGAATCGGCATCGTCAATGTAAATGTGGGCAAACAGAGTGCCTGTAGAAGATGCTCTGTTGACGATGGTAACGTCGCCAAAGGCACCGCTGCCAAAAGTAACGTCATTGTAAAGAACGCCAGTTGAAGTGCGTCCAACAACAGAATAAGCATTATTGCGATAATCAACAAGTAAGCCACTTACAAGAGCATAATTGCCGTTGTTTTCTAAAGTAGTGCGAGATTCTGCACCACCACCTTTGCTTACTGTTACCTTAGAGTGGTTAACCGTATTTACATTATAACCCGGTTGAAATGTGATCATGTTCTTATTTCCTTATGGTGATACTATTTTAATACACTTCAAGGCTTTTTGGCAATAAAAAAGGCTGTCTTTTCAGACAGCCCTTTATACTTTTTGTAGAGTAAATTAGATGCTACCAACCAGAATCTTACGAGAATCAAGGACTGCGAAGCCCATGTTCATGCGAGCGTAGAAGCTGATTAGACCGTGACGATCTGCGGTCAGATCTTCGCGAACAGTCAGGTTTTCCTTATAAGGCATGATGAATGTGTCGCTCTGCTGACGATCAAGACCGATTACGATTTCAAGGTCACCACCAGCCATACCACCGCCAAGCACGCTTGTGTAGTACTGCTGATATTCTTGGCCTTCACCAAACTCATCAAGAGCGTGGAGATTGACACCGTAAACGTTCATGGTGTCACCGTTACCGGCATCATTCCAGATCTGGGTACGGATTTCATCAGGAACATCAACAATGTTCCAAGAACGAATATCCATATGTGCTTCTGGTGACATATAAACGTCAGTCAACTTATTGCGGTTCTTAGAACCACTGTTACCACCACCCTGACGACGCATAATGGTGCTTAGGGCAGTAATAAGGCGTGGAGTGAACTGGCCAGCAACCGCGTTAGGATCGCTTACAACGATACCACGGTCACGGGCAGCAGTTAGCAAGGTAGCCCAACCTTCATCGTTACGCTTAGCAACGATACCTGCTTCAAGAATCTGCATCATACGACCGATGACGTTCCAGCGAGCGTCACGAGCGTGGGTACGCTTAATGTCGATTGCGTTTGCAAGATCATAGGTAGGAACCATGACATAGTCACTGGTTACGCGTTTTTCAGGAATTCGACCTTCGCCGGGATAGACGAACGCAACGAATTCTTTTTCCTGTGAAGCCTGAATCAGGTCAAGGAAGTACTTAGGCTCGCTGCCGTCAGTACGATCTTCGGGGACGAAGATGTTGCTCAGATTGTCGCCAGTAAGAACTACTTCACGAAGAGGAGTTTCTACTGCCTGTGCGAATTCAACCGCTGCTTCGCGAGAACTAGTGTCGCCCTTCGCCATTGACTTGAAAAGGTCAACCATTACTTGTTCTTTGTTTTGTGTGCTCATTGTAATAAACCTCGTTTATTTCTTTCTATATTTTATTAGTTACGAAGACCGACACTCAACTTGGCAAAGCCGTCTGAGTCACGACCAGTCAGGAACTTACCGACAACTGGGTAACCAGAGCCAGCGAAACCTGCCTGATGGAAGAAGAAACCGCTTGGGCCTGCGTAAGCAGTTGTTGGATAAACAACGCCAGTGGCAGGAGCAGCACCAGCACCTAGGCAGTTTGTAACAAACTCACCTTCGGTTGCAATTGAAGCCTTGCTGCCGATTTGAACTTCGTTCTTGGCAGTATTGAGAGCATACTTGCTTAGGTCGATGTTAACAACGTCGTCTAAAAGAAGACCGACAGGAACGCGACCTGAAACTGAGTTGATGACTTCAACTCGTGAGTTTGTGTCGTCAAGACCCATGCCAACTGGGGCTGAGCCGGTTGAAGCAAACACAAGCTGGCCTTGCTGACCAGTGCTGGTAATGAAGTAAGCAACTTCTACCTTACCGTCTAACTGTGATCTGAATGGTTTAAGTGCCATATTTTTAACCCTTTTCTAAATTGATTCTTAATTCAATACACTATATATTCTTAAAGTTACAAATTATTTTGCTTTTCTTTTGAAAAGATCACGAGCAGCTTCTTGGATGGTGCTGATCTTGCCGGTGTTGGCAGCAGCAGTGGCCAAATTAGCTTGTTCGTCAGCCTTAGCCTTTTCAATATCTTCGGCCTTGACTTCATCTTTATTTTCGGTCTTGGCACTAGCAACGGTCTGTTCTGCTTTCTTAACAGCAGTGAAGATCTTGTTAGCAGCAGCAAAAGTTACATTCCAAACTTCTTCTGACATTTCGCCTAGGCTTGCAACGGCCTTCTGCTCATCTTCGTTAACGAAGGTAAGCTGATTAATGCTACGAAGTTGTGAAGCACGGCTAGCCATTACTTCCTTCTTCTTCATTGCGGTGACTTCTTCGGTCATCTTAGCGAGTGCTTCGGCAGTTGCTTTCGCTTCTGATTCGGCTTTCTCTGCCTTAGCTTTGTACTCGTCAGCCATTTTCTTGGCTTCGGCACAATCCTTAGCAACGGCTTCGTGTTCAGCCTTCATTTTGGCACATTCTTCTTGCATCTTAGCGTGCTCAGCTTTCCACTTAGCACATTCTTCCATGCAATCTTCGCCACACTCTGCTTTTGTTTCTTTTACTTCTTGTTTGACTTCTGCCATAATAACTCCCTTGTCTAAAGTATTCAATACACATTCATCTTGGATTTCGTCAACTTTAAAATCATTTAAAGATGCGGTTACAAACATTGATTCTTTCACACGAATCTTTTGCGGAAACACAATTGACTCTGGATTCGCGGGACGATCTACAAAGGCTACGCCGGTAAAAAGTTGGTTTTTCAAAACTCTACCGATCTTGTATTTTTGACCGGCAACAGTAACTAATCCCTTACCTTTATAAGCTCGCAAAAAGCGTGTTAGTCTAGAAGTTTCTTCATTACGAGGAACGACTAGAGTTTCTTCTTCTACTTTACCATCTTCGTGAACTTTACGAAGACCATAAGCAAAATCGTTAAAATGACATTCCATTGAAACGAACTGCTTTCCTTCCTTCATCTTTGCTTCAATTGTTTTTACTCTGTCTTCGAAATAGTGATCCCAAAGCAAAGTAGCGATAACTACGTGACGCATTTCTTCGGCAGAAGAAACGACTTCCAAGTTTTCATTTACTGGATAAGAATCAATAATAACGCCGAAGGTATTGTTCTTGGCGTGATCTTCTTGACCTAGGTGATCCAAATTAACTGGTTTTAAAATCGGAGTTTTAACCGCTGCAAAAGTGTCTTCTGGAACAAAGATATCATCGTTTAAATTCCAACCAACACTGCAAAGCACGGCGAATACCAAAGTATTCTTTTCAATATCATACATCGTGTTTGCTGATGCAAACAACTTCTTAGCAGAAGGTACAGAATTTTCACTGAGTTCATAAGCGAATTCTGCCTTAGCAAAATTGCCCACATCAGTTACTAGTCCAATTTCATTGTTGTAAATCTTCATAATTTTTCACAAATGCTGCTATTAAAGCATTATTTTTATTTGACTGTGTTAATTTAATACCCGCACCGGTGACCATTTGCTCATAAATAGTCCAAAAGTTCTGGATCTTAGACATGTCGGCCTTGTCAATTTGTGCTTCCAGAATAGGTTCGGTCACTTCGTCAATTTCTAAAGAAGGATCCATTGCAGCAAAAGCATATGCTTTAATTTGGAATAATTCTTCTTTTTCTTTATTTGTTAAATTACGCAAGTCTTCTTTTCCTACAGAAGATAGATACTTTGTTTCTGTAAGATCGCTTACTTGCTTAAACCACTGGGAAGCTAAAACAGTCAGTTCGCCTTGGGTTCTTTGGCGAGGAACGGTATCGTTGGCTCCCTTGGGGCGACCGGGCTTGCTGCTACCAAGTTTCTTCTTGGACTCGTTGTTATAGTTATTTTCCAGTTCTTGCTCTTTGAACTTGTCCATCATTAACTGAGCAGGATTATGATAAGGACTTGCCTTTTGTGGCAACTCTTCTTTATCACGAAGTGCTTGCTCTTTGTTAACTCTGGCTTTTTCAATCGCAGGGTTTTCCTTAATCATTTCCAAAACCTTCTGGTCAGAAATGACATTGCGATCTAAAAGTTCAAGCATAAAGTTGATGTAAGTCTGTTCTGTATAAAAATCAACATATCTAAATTGAACCATCGGATACTTGGTAATACCAAGACCGTCACAAAGATACTTAATCTCTGTGTTGACAAAATCCAGTAATTGATTACGAACGTACTCAACTCTCTTTACCAAGTCCTTAATGGCAATTGGTGCTGATTCTTTGATCACTTCTTTGGCAAAAACTTGAATGCCAAGTCCGTAGAGAATCTTTTCATCACTGTCAACAAGATCCTTCATCTTCTCAATGGGTGGGTAAAGAACCTCAACTTCAATAAGATTATCCCATAGAATGTCAGTGCCACCTTCTGTAGAATTGCTGATAATCTTTTCCAATGCTTCACCAGCAGCAGGAGAAGGAACCGCACCATTAACGATGTCACCGAGTTTAAAAACTCGAAGAGGATTCATCATGCTATCTAAAAGAGCCATCTTAGTGCGTTGTAGTTTTTCATTATAAAGTATATAAGGTAATACGGTATATGTGAAAGGAATCGCCCAAACTTCCGAATCATCCTTTTTATAAGAAGCAACATATATCTCATTTTCTGGAATCGGATAGTAATAGGTCGATCCGGTTGTTTTACCAACGTTGTTTACAGCATCTTTAATTTCTTTTGGCAGACTTTCAAAGATTTGCTGTTCTACATCGTTAAAACGCTGATTGCGATTCAAAACGTTGTAGATGGGAATCTTGATGGCATAACGACGTTTATCTGGGATGGTACCAAGAAAGTCACCTACCAATTCGATAGTTACGGGGTCATAGAAAACGTATGACAGGGGAATTCTTTTACGCTTAGAAGTTCCCCAACGTCTACGGACTACAACGTTTCCTGCTTTACCAATCCAACGACAAAACTGCTCGGCAGTTGTCATAAGACGAATTCTGTTAGACCAAGCATCAAAAATGGCCTGATCTTTATCATTATCAGCCACAATTTTTAAACCGTCAGTTGCCCATTCAGACATTAAATCAATAACAGATCTTACAAGAGCATTCTGCTTGTAGGCCAGATTGCAGTATTCGATAATGTTTTGCTGATCGCCCTGATAACGACCATACGCGGGAATTGCATATTCTGGACGTTTTTCGTCAACCTTTTGCTTAGTTACATATCTATCGCGATCAATTCTACGCGAGTGAGACATGTTCTTAGAATGATCTACGGCATTACTATGGAAAATTTCCATAGCAGTTGGTGCGTCTTTAGCTGGCTTATTCTTGTTATCCATATATGTTCAATACACGATTGAATCGTGATTTAATCGCGATTTAACCGCCTGTAAAGACCTTGCATAGGTTGACCGTGCAACTTCTTTAATATTTTGCCTTGGTACATTCCGGCACTGCCGGTTTTCATAGAACTCTTATCATAAATACTAGTATAAGTGTTTTCTTTGATACCCTCTACTACTTCCATCTGTTTCTTGCGACCGGCCCAGTTTGCCAACAAAATAGATGTGAATCTATCTCTTTTGAGCTTTTGTTTTTCGCCTTGTGCGTTGAAAGTCATAGCGTCAGGAACGTCCCATTTTTCTTGGTTATTGCTGGTAAGGCTATACTTGATCATGATCATTTCGTACTTGCCCTGCTCAATTTCTAAGAAAACGTCTTCAAGAGTTTCTACGTTATGAGTCTGGGGATCAACGAATTTAGTCTTGGCAATTTCAGCCATATCAACGTGGGGGAACAGCAAAGTACAATCAGAAATGTCTTTCTGTAAACCGTGATGACTTTCTTTTCGCCACTCAACGCTACTGAAATTAATCATCTCCAAGATGTGAGAACCAATTAAATCAGTTTCCTCATCGTCAACTTCCAGAATCAGTTTGTCGTCACTGTCCAATAACTTAGAAGCGTCTTTCAGGAGTTCTCTGATTGCAAAACCACCACCACCAGTATCTAAGCAGATATGCTGAATATTGAATCTTCTAACAAGAGTTCTTATTTGGTATATACAGTAAGAGTTGTAATCACCAAACTCATCTGAAATATCACCGCGTTTTTTACCTTCTTCAAACCGTTTGCGGTTTGATGTCCACATATATCTCAAAACGCGTTTACGACCAACTAGCTCCATAATACTGACAGCAAAATTATCTTCTTCGGATGCCGGGTCAATACCCATGACATAATAACCTTCGGCATCACCAATTAAGATTGGATTATAATCTGCTATAACATCAGCACCCACCTTAATAGGGCATGTTGATCTTTGAATAGACGATGCCGTATAGAATCCGTTAGAATCCTTGGCAAAGCATGCCCCGAACTCCATCATGGCAATGTTGGGATCCATAGTGGCTTTTGCTTGGTTAATAACGACTTCGTCCATCTGACCAAACAATTTGGTTGACGGCAATCTGATAATGCAATAATCGGCAGGATCAATATATTCCGTATTGGTATATTCTGGAATAATTTTTTTGATTTCTACAGGATCACCTTTGCAAGTTATAATTGCGTGGTATCTTTGAAAGTATCTGTAAAAATGGTTAAATTCAAAACTTGGGGTACCAGACACAATAATCTGGTTACTATCCATAACGGTTGTTGACTCTGTTTTTACTTCGTCTTTAGCAATACCGGCTAAGTCCATCAACTTGCGTTGGTGGGCGATTTGAATGTTTTGATAGAAGTTTTGAGTCTTAACTGCTGCGAAGCCGTAAACGACTGTCTCGAAAACTTCTGGGTCAATGCTGCTAAATTCGTCAGCGATAATGATGTTTGCACGTTGACCACGGATGGTTTCGCCGTCACCCAAAGGTAAGAAAATTGCACGAGAAAGACCTACTTCCCACTTACAAGTAGAAGGATCTTTCTTAGGAGCGTTATTACCGCAAATGTCCCTAAGAACAGGAGCATTGTTCCATATCTGCATAATGTAGTTAAAAATAACCAAGGACTGTCTCAGTGCAGCACCGACAACAGCGATCTTAATTCCTTGGTTAAGGATCATACGAAGTATGATATAGATGGCCATGATATAAGACTTGGCAGCACCACGAGAAGCAATGAAAGCCAAGACCTTGTGCCCCCACATTTGTTGTAGAATAGCCAACTGATAAGGTGGCAACTGAATATTTAGAATGTGTTCGCATACGAAAGGTATGTTTTCGGGATTCCTACAGAAGTCAACGAGGTTCTCAACAAGATTGTCTCTGCTGTGCCACTTATGATGTAAAAGGGGATTGTGTAGATTGTATTTGCGAACGTCGCCTATTTCTAGTTCAAGGTTATTTTTGAATAGATCGGCATCGGCTGGGTTTTTAAGACCATTTAATAACTCCTGATTATACTCTGTAGTAAATAAATCAGGGATATTAGAAACATCAATATCTTTGTAATTTACTGAAGACTTCGTTCCCAGCATTTTTTAAATGTCCTATACATGAATCTTTCAACTGATTGTCTAGAGTCCATAAACATTACAGGAATTCTAAAGTCATTTTGAATAATTTCTAATTTTGCTACGAAAAGGTTGGGGTGTACTTTTGTAAAACCTTGTTCGTAAAGATACGGAAAAGAATAGGGTCTGCAAACAATTATACAAGGAAATTGATATTTAGCAAGTCCTTGCAATTCTTGTTCGAAAGTGTCCCACTTAGCAACTAGATTCGTTGCTAACTCTTGACAATCCTTCTTTCTTTCAAATACAACTGAAAAATCGTCACCGGGTCTGTCTAACCCGGCAACGCTATAATCGCCATAATCTAACTTGTCAGTACCACAAGTAACTTCGGGGAACTCTACAAAGTTTACCGGTTGCTGTTCTCTGGTATCAACGATTACCCTAAATGGGTTACTTATCTTTGTTTTGCTTTGCATTGTTCTCAATCACGATTTTGTAGAGCATCTGTTCAAAATCTTTTTCTTTGCCAGTAATCGCCTTGTGATGTTGCTTGCATAGGCATATGCCATTGGCCGTGTCATATCGCAAATGAGATTTGTCGGCAAATCTTTTGATATGATGGACTTCGATATCATCCTTTGATCCGCAGTTTGGCCACTGGCAAGTTTTTCCGTCTCTTAGCTGAACCGCCCCCATCCAAGCGACATATCTAGGAGAACTTCTGTCTTGTTTATTAAGTAAGTGTTTATTTATGATTCGCGGTATAAAAGTCATTTTTTATTATTCCTATAATAATTTATATCACTTAATACCATGATTTTAACCAATTCTTTGAAAGTAATTTTAGGCGACCAGTTTAATTCTCTCTGTGCCAATGAGGGATCACCCTTCAAATTTTTGACTTCCAGTGGTCTAAAAAGATTAGAACAAGTTTCAACAATCACCTTATTGTTTGCCGTGTCAGTATATTTAAAATGGCCGTTATCAAGTTCTACGAAGGTGAAGTTAATTCCGGCACAACGAAGAGCTTCTTCTAAAAACTCTTTTGGTGTATGGGTTTCGCCCGTGCCAATTAAATAACTCTTTGGAGCCTGCTGCTGTAGCATGAGATGCATTGCTTCGCAGAAGTCGCGAGAATGTCCCCAATCCCTGCTAGCATGTAGGTTGCCTAGTTTTAGACTGTCTGTAGCATTGGGATTGTTGACGTACTTGCCGATCCAGTCGGTAATCTTTCTTGTAACGAATTCTTTACCACGGCGTTCGCTTTCGTGGTTCATTAGCATGCCCACAACAACAAACAAACCATACGCGTCCCTATAGATGTCGCAGAGATGGTGAGCAAATACCTTCGCCGCCGCATAGGGACTCTTAGGTACTAAAGAAGTGTTTTCGTTTTGTGATTCAGTGATACCACCGAATTCTTCGCTAGAACCCGCCTGATAGAATTTGGTCTTTGGAGAGAACTGTCTAACTGCTTCTAGTAGTCTTAAAACTCCTAGACCAGTAACGTCAGCACAATATAAAGGCTGATTAAATGACACGCCAACGTGTGACATTGCTCCTAAGTTATAAAGTTCGTCTGGCTTAATGTCGTTGATAACGTGATTGATACTAGCAGCATCAGAAAGATCACCCTCAACAAAAATTACATTTCCCAATCCCATCTGATCAACAAACGACCAATCCCTGTGGGCCGAACGCCTGACCATACAATATACTTTGTAGTTTTTGCTTAAAAGTATCTGACAAAGATATGGACCATCCTGCCCTGTAGAACCTGTTATTAACGCTGTTTTCTGAACCATCTTATAAATTCCTCTATTCCTATTCCATGTCCTAATTCATGATAAGCATGGTGGCATTTCGCACACAAAACCACCCCGTTGTTAACATCGTAACGAAATTCCGGGTAATCTCTATATGAATATAGATGATGTGCCTGAATATCTTTCTTCGTAAAGCAACAAATGCACTGACCATTGCACTTATCGTATACTTTGTCACGCCATTCACTGCGTAGTTTCTGATCCTTTTGAGTTATCTTCCTTTTTGGCATCTTTTCCACTCATTAAAATTGGGTCTACTGAACCGTCATCATATACTATGGGACGCTTCATTTTATCTATTTTGTTGACAGTCGCTAGTTTGAGCAATTCGTTTCTATCACCAATGGAGGCTCTAGTATCTCTGTCATTTAGCATTTTAACAACTTTCAAGAACGTATCGCCTCCGACTTTTTGTTGTTCTTCACGTTGCTCACGAGACATGTTCAAAGATTTTTGAATGACATTTAAATTACTAAGTAATTCACGATATTCTTTATTTACCGTAGCAATTGTATCTTCAACACCCTTAGACATTTCATACATAGCTTTGTGGGTATCGTTAGCCATGTCTAAAGGGTCTTCTTTTCGAATGTCAGCCAGAATTTTACGTTGCTGATCGCGAAGAACCTTTAAAGACTTTTGATTTTCATCCATTCTCAACTTTAAGTCAATCATGGATTCTAGCATATCTTCTTCTGCCACAGTCATGTCTGGCAAAGAAAGTTGATAATCAATCCATCTATTGATAAAGATTTCTACGTCTACTGGCTCGTACTTAGTTACTACTTGCTGATAACGGAAAGAACCGCGAAAAGCATCATAAAGAGCCTTTCTCTTTTCGGCATCACTGTCATAATCGGCGTTTTTCGCCTCATCCATCCCGTTGACAAAATCGGGTTTATTGACAATCTTACCGGATTGGTTCTTTTCAATTCCTAGTTCTTTTCGAATCTTTCTAACGGTGGGTACAGAAATTCCAAGTTGTTTTGCAATTTCTGAATCGCTCATGTTCCTTTCTAAGGTACACTTGCGAATTGTCTCACGCATCGTGCTGTTGACTAATTTTCGCTTCATAAATTTCCATTATTTTCTTTTTTAATCTATCTGCATAATATCCTGTAATGTTAATTCCACTCTTTTGTAATAAAAAAACCTCTCGTAAATCGGGAGGTAACTCTGACAAAAGGTTTTCAAAACTGTTCAAATCAACAAACATTACATCTTCGTGGCCTACTGTAGTTTCAGCAACGGTTAATTCCAAAGGTCTAGATAGATTATATCTAATGATTTTGTCAAAATCGCTATCACTTGTTTTTTCTTTGTGTTTAACAGTATATTTATCTCGATAGAAGTTCTTTAGTCTTTTACTGACTACAGCATTGAGCCAAGATTCGAAAGCCAATTCAGGACTTTTCGCTTTAATTTTTTCACATTCATACTTAGGCAAAGCCTCTATAGCGATAACCCATACTTGCTGCTCGATGTCATCTTCTTCATGACAATCAAAAACCTTGCCTTTATGAATTTTTGCTACTTTGGCTATGATTTGGTTTATTACTTCTTCCGTCAGATTGATATTTGGATACGTCAATGTCTACATCCTGATCAGGCTCTTTAGAATTGTTTCTTTCTATGTCCAACACTTCTGCTTTAGAAAGTTGAGCCTTGTCTACTATATTATAGTTGATTTTTTGTATGTTTAACATTTTAACCTAACACTCTTAGTGCCTTTAGCGTCTTTAACAGAACCTTCATGTAACCGCCACCACCGGCAGAAGAACCGGCTCCAACAACAGGGGGAGGGGTATCAACACCTTGGAAAGCAAAGGGATAACCACTTTGTGGGATAGAATTTCTAGCAAATAACTTCATATTACGGTGTCAGTGTTACACTGCTCCTATTACCGTTGGTATCAACCGTCATAACCATTCTTGTAGTACCACTGGCATTTGCTGCTCTAAAGGTAATGACACCACTGCTTGGGGTGGCACCACTTACTGTACCACAGGCAAATGACAGAAGTAAACGAAGGGCTTGATCTACGCTAAAGCCGTCCACGCCAGTAGCACTTAGAGAGCCGATCTGTGAGTTACTTGCGTTAAAACCTACGTTTGTAAAGAACAATTCTGAGTTGTCAGCAGCAGTAGAACTACCACTTAAAGAAACAACGTTAACGTCTGGTAAAGTAGATGCTGTCGGGCAAATTACTACGTCTAAAACAATATCAGAGTTTGACGAAGTAGATGTGAGTATTACTACATCGGCGTTTGTTTCTGCCTGAGTCAAGTTAAAAACATAAACACCATCACCTAAATCGGTGGGGTTTGTATCGTTTGTAGCAACAAAAGCACCGCCATCTTTGGAAATCTGACCAGTGATACCAGCAGCCAAACCAGCCACTCGTCTGCCTGTACTTAAACTGGTCGCTACAACGTATATATTTTGACCAGCAAAATTCTTATATAAAAAATTACTCATTATCTAATCCTTCTAGAGGTTCGGCGTTCTAATTTATCTAGTTTGTTATTATTTGATACACTTGGGTAAGGTAACAAATCAAAAGCCGTACTATCGCATAAAATGATCGGAACTAGTCCAGCAGCCTCGGCTTGCAAAACACCACTTACAAAGTTTTGCCTACCAGACAAGGTTGTCGGGTTTGCGTAATCAAACTGATTAATGATGATAAATGCGTCATTGTTGCCGTATAAACGGTTGGCTAATTCACAACGCAATCCATCCCATTGATTGTATGGGTAGTAGCTGCTAAGACAATAGAAACTTGTTCTGTCGTCTGTATAGTTTTCGCTGAAAATTACACCATCTGGACGTTTATTACGCATTTCTACCAGTGAACCAGTTACCCATGGGTTACTCAATAAAGATGCCATCGCATCCATACCTAAACCATCTGTCCACACCAACCAACCGTTTGTGGTGTTACGACGAATCAGATCATTACCTGTGGCATTAATAGTTGGCTTTCGCAATTGCTGGAAAGTATAATTAACGTCTAAAATACCACTGTTAACGTTTTGATTATAGATTTGAGGGCTGTCCCAACCAGTTGCGTTGGTATTGTAGGTAGTCCATGTATTTCCATGATAACTATATACTTTTATATTATTTGCGATTGACCATTGTTTAATTTGCCATAATCTGTTTATTAGATGATCTGGCATAGCTTCCAAAGAATTACTTAAGAAGTCGGTATTTGGTTGGTGTCCAGCAGGATTCCAGAACATGATAGAATCAAAGCCTTTGGCCTTAAGTTGCTCAGGACGAGGTAAACCAGAGAATATGTCAGCCCAGTTGGTAGTAGTCTCCCAAGGTCTAACAGTTCCACTATTCAATATTCCGTAGTAACGAGGATTACCAGAATTGCCGACAACACCCAAAGCCATAAAGAAACCGTAAACTCTTCCGTTGCTACGCAACGAATTGCGATAATTTGTGAAGGTAGACTGACACCAATCAATATACGGCTGACAAAGATTTAATGAAATACCGGTAGTAACAGGAGAACCAGAGTGCTCTCTTAACCAAACCTTAAAGTTCATTGTTTCGCCAGAAGAGAAGAAGTCTTGGGGAATTACACTGCCGTAAGCAGGACTTGTTCCGGTTATGAAACCATTAATGTATGCGTGACAGTTAGTACCACTATATGACGTTCGTAATCTGCAAGTGGCAGGATAATTAGTACTAATACCAATGGCTCTACCACCGGTATGTTCAAAAACCATGCAAGATGACCACAATCCACGGTTAATGTCAGTCGAAGTAAAATTCCGTGAACCATAGTAGTTAGCTCTAACATCATCATACCCGGTTACAACTGGGTCACGGTTCCAAGAAGGATCAGCAAGCCAAACATGGGTAGGTAAAGGATTAACACCGCTTTGGCCCCATCCAATGTCAAAACTAAAGTTAATACCAGATTGGTTGCCACTGGTAAGATTGGTAATGGTTACATCAATGTCAACACCGCTAGTTACAACCGTAGGTGTGACGACCACGTTCAACACGCCGGTGTTGACGGCAACGGAGTTGAAATGCGTTACGTTAGTTCGGTTGTAAAATCCTGTAGTAAACGGCATTAATAAACCCTTGTTCTATATAGAGGAACATATGTACCCATTGCACCTATGTTGTTATTGAAAAATCTACGATTACCAACACCGCTTGCATCTATGACATAGCGGAAGTCGTTAGTGCCGGTACTGACAAACATAACGCTGCCAGAACTTGTTGTGTTGTTAAATACAAATTGGGTGTCAATACCTGTTCCAAGAGGAGTGTTTTCAAAGTGATTATTGAAAATGTGTACCGGGCGAAGACCGGTTGGAGTTTGCTCGACACCGTTACCGTCTGCCTGAGTAATAACTCTTCTGCCGTTCATAAATAGACACTCGTTAATATTTACGCGTCCAGTCATGTTAATATCATTTCTGACAGCAATACAATAGCCGGTATTTGAAGCAAACGTACAATGTCTAATCATGCCGATACCTTGAGAAGAAGCAGCTAGTAAGACACCTCTTGGAGTCAAAAATAGACAATTGGTGACGGTCGAGTTGTTGTTCAATCCAACACCGATACCGCTACCGAAAACTATACAGTTATTTAAGTGAGCCTCCGTAGAAGCCAAAGAGAAGGCATACCCACCCTGACTTGATACAACAGAAGTACAGTTTGTAGCTTGACCTCGAAAACCCACACCAAAAGCAGCCAAAGATGATGAGTTAACACCTGTGTAGTTATGCACATGCACATTGTCGAATATGTTACACTGCCCGTTAAAATTGAAAATAGTGGTGTTCGCTGTTCCGGAAACTACTAGATTTGCGAACATCACATATTGTGATGTGGAAGAACCAATAGAAACAGTGTTAGATAAATTGATAAGTGGTAATCCAGAAGTATTATAACTTCCGTTAGGATTGAGTCTTACGTTTAAAGGTTCCAGAGTATTAGCATCATACCCTATAATTCTAGCAGGAAGTAAAAAACTCGTATTGCCAGTTGAAGTAATTGTCGAAGTAATGTTATAAGTACCGTTGTTTAAAACCCGGTATTCCACGCCACCACTTATACTTGCTAAGGCTTCTGCCATAGTCCAAGCTCGGTTAGCCCCAGCAATGCCAGTAGTAGAACCGTTACCTCCGGTTACTGATAGTGCAGAAATATATCTAATAGTTGTTGTCATTTATGAATCCTTAAACTTCTGGTAAACCGCCCCCACCACCGGGATTACTGATAATTCCGCTTCCATCTTGGTACACAGTATTTTTGATATTGTTGTAATATCTAACTCGTGAAGATATGTATCTTACATGCTCTAACATCTTTGTATAATTTTCAGTATTAACTCCGGCACCATAAAACCATTTCCAGTGGTTAATACCACGGCTGGCTCCATAGTTCCAAACAAACTCCAAATCACTTTGAGAAGGAGTAAATGTATTTGAGTTAGCAATGTATTGGCCAGAAGGCTGAGTCCAAGGTATTACAGGAAGACGGTTACCGCTTACGCACGCATCAAGTAGACGAGTGTTAAAGGTTCGCCAAATCTGAGAGTTTCCAGTACCAAAACCCGCATTGTCATCCCATCTACCGCCCGTCAATTGAGGACCATATAGGTTTGGTGCTTGGTGGTCCATGTCACTTACCTTAACGTTTCCGGTTGACATAGAGAAAGCACTTGCTAAGTTAAAACCGTCATATACAACGTTACCACCTATTTGGGCGGTCTGTTGATAATTACCACAGTTCATTCTTGGGAAAAATTGCTTAAGTGGTTCGTACAAAGCCTTTGTCATTGCATAATCACGGCTAAGATTACCTAGATAAGTGAAGAATGACATGAAACCAGAGTTACTTGCGTGGAAAACACTTTGTGTAAGATTTGGAGGAGAACCTCCTCTTGCTAAGTAATCACTATATAGGCCGGACATCGTTCTGTCAACAAATTGCCCGCTAATGGTCACTCGGCCTATAGTTTCTGTGTTAAATCTAGGATCACCTGTTACAGAAATCCACCAACCAACACCGCTTCCAGTAAGGATTGAATCGATACCATCTTCATAGTCAATATCAACTAATTCTGGATAAGCCAAGGTTTCGTAATATATACCGCTACGGGTGTCCAATTCACGCTTTAATCCGCTAGCAAACTCAAGTGTCCAAGCAGACCAAAATTGACGGCCAGCAGCAGTGAAGGGAGTGTTTAAAAATCCGCCAATAGCATCCGAGGGGTGATGCATTAAAGAGTAACCAGTACTCCAAGTTCCGCTATTACCCCAGTTTTGGAGAATTAAAAATCCCCAATAGTTATCATTGTAAAAGGTGTTATAACCTTTGTAGTAACCAAAATATTCTTGCCAGTCTGCTACACGAGAAGCAGCACCCGAGGGTGTGTTTGTCGTAGTACTAAAACCACTTGGCAAAGATGAAACCTGATATCCAGAAGTCAATGCTGCGTTTATGTTACCTAAGAAAGCTCTTGCTGGTAACACAACATTGTAGTGGTTGTGTATTTGTGTAGAAGAAGGAGGAACGGCCCACAGGTAGTGAAGGCTTTGTACGTTTGGCTTAGTTGTTCTTAAGTATCTGTTATTTCTAGAAATTGCCATGGGTTACTATTATATACACTTAAAGCCAGCCCCATCGTTGACCGCTACAAATCATACTTATTTGACTTTTAGAAAGTCCGAAAATTCTTGAGACAGTGTCCAGAGAAACACCATCGGCCCTCATCTTACGGATTTCCAAAACTTTAGACCCGTCAATTTTGTTTTTGAAGTTATTCTCGCCACGGAATCCCATCCGCTTATGCGGACGAATGGCAAAGTTATCCTTGTGGTACGGGAACTCCGTGTTCACGGGTTCATATACGAGTTTCATTTTGTAACGGTCATAATCGTGGAATGCTTCGCCCATTAATTGGGTCATATAGACTGGGCGAAACAATCCCTTTGCCTTGTCAAAAAGTTTAACTACCCCGTAGTTGTCTAAAAAATACAAGGTTATCACCTTGGGGGTTTTAACATTTTTGTACTTTACGACATGACCACTTTCATATATCTTGTAGTGGGGGTGATTTTCCAAAACGACAAAACCGCCTTGGGGCGGTTTCTTTTGCCACGACTTATCGTGAGAAATTATGTTATTATCAGGAGTTTCACTCTGCATACCATTCAATACACTCGGCTACGCCGATTTGATAATCGAATAGTACACTTCCCTTTTCATGTTTTTAATAAACATCCTATCGGGGTTTTCTGGTAATTGTTTTTTTGATTCTAATTCACGAACGTCTTGTAAAAGAGAATTGTAAACAGATGTAATGTCTTCTGTAGAAGGTGCGTTTGCTCGGATTGATTTTAGCAAAATAATTCGCGAAGCGTCATTAAAATCAATATTTTGATATTTTAGAATGTCTTTTACTTGGTAAAGCAAACGAATCGCATGATAAGCCGGTTTACTAGTTTGAAGTGATTTAAATGTAAGAAATGACTGTACAGCAAATCCAATGTGTGCTGACACCCATCTTTGTGAAATAAACTTAGAAGGATTTGACATGACCTGCTTTGCAATGTCATCTTGAACCAAGGTGTTCTTGCTTGGAGCAAACAACAATTCAACAATGTTGGGAGAACCACTCTCTAGAAGATTTAAGAACTTCGTATAGTTATAAATAACTACGTCAGGATCTTTTGACTCATGCTGCTCAAAATTCTCAAGACCAAGTACCTGATCTGCCGTGGGTAGAGTAAAACCACGATAGTCCATATCAGAGTCTTCGTTTGCCACCCCGTAGAGATGACTACCAGTTAGTACTACCAAACTAGGATTGTTTGGGTGTTTGTAATTCGTTAGATATTCCATTAAGTAGTCCTCTAAATGTTTCCGTGTCCCATTCGTCTATTTCTGGATTAAATCTTATTAAGCCTTCTTTAAGAGAATCTAAAAACTCTGTGTGTTCCATCATATCATGGGAAGTATAAATACTTTCCCAAACTCTTTTGTTATTTTCATCAACGATGAAATATTTAATACAACAGCACTCATCCCCGCATCCCCAGTCTTTTAAATAATACTTCATCCTTAACTTCTCCGATCACGCCAATCCTTGTCCCATTCCTCTGCTCGTTTAATGACAAGTTCATCCGTAAGTCGATAAGCAGAGGGGTGCGGGGAAACTTCCCCGGTTATATCGTAATGCCGTTCACCAATCTTTGTAGTAATGTGTCCGGGGACATCATACCAAATCTCACCCCCAAATTTGCTTTGCAAGATTTTCGATACTATGAAACATTTACCATTTTGTCCAGCGTATTCTACGTCGGGATGTAACCTGCGAAGCAGGGCAATGAAATCCACCACGGAGTGGTGGAGATCTTCGGCAAAACGCTTTCTGGCAGCATCCCAAAAACCATCAGGAAAATAATACGGTGAATTCAAGATTTCTTGGGGCCAATTTCCGCTCCGTGGCATTAATATCCTTTCAGTGTCACGTGCGACACGGTTTTGAACGAAACAATTTATTTACGTTTTCTCCATCTGGTATATATGCTTCGATGATAAGTATACCAAAACATCCAGCATACGAAAATAATTCCAGCGACAAAGAAAGTTGCGTATATCAAACCCATTCCCATAATAGGTGTCATTAATATCCTTTTAATTTCCTTCTGAAATGATCTTTAGGAGGCTTTCTCCCACACACTTTACAAGTATCGCCATATTGAACTGTATTACGATCACATCTACAATCTATACCAGAATGTCTTCTAGTTTTTGAGTGTAATTTGTTTTGTCTATTAGGGTGGTTAAAGTACCGCATTAGTAACCCTTCAGTTTTCTCTTTAACTGCGTTTTACCACAATTACGACATTTACCTATTCGTCCAACTAAGGCACCATCACACTTGCTGCACCAAAATTTGCTTTTATTACCATCGCGTAAGCGATGTTGGCGATTAGGATGATTATCAAACCGCATTACCCGCCCCTTAACATAGTTCCCCCTCCCGGTAAGACCGAAAGCGGAGGGGGACGAGGAACGAAGTCTACGGGGATGGTCTTACCGGTTTTCTTTTCGTACCGCAATATACGATTACTTGTTACCGAATACGTAATATAGTTATCGGAAATGTCGTCCGTATCCCACGTAGTAACGTTCAGTATACCTTCCCATTCTGTGACACAGAAACCGGCGTTAGCCGTTTGGAGTTCTACGAGATATGTCAGTTGAGGCACAAACTGCCCCGACACTTTACCTTCTGCAAGAAGGTGGGGCAAGTCTTTCTTTTTAAATATCACAGGCGTGTCCTTTAATCTACCCTTTTGAGACTACCCTCAAACCAAAAAATATTTTGCGGGGCAGAGGTTTTTGGTTTTGGCGGAATCGGTCTTGGTCGGCTATTGGTTTCTTGTTCTTTTAAAAATTTGGTGAAAAGTTCTTCTAATGATACTTTTGGTTTTGTCATTAAAGCCAGATCTTTGTCGCTTAAATACTCAACTTGGCAGGTGTTTAACTCAAAGACATTCGAAACTATATTGGTGGTAAACATTAACAACTCCTGTCGCACAGCGAACAACCGCATTGCTTGCTGTGATAGCTTCTAATTATTTCATTACTTCGCTTAATAGAAGCAATTCTTTCGTTAAACCATTTTTCTAACTCGGGGTTCCTTTTTAAAGACTTCTCAAACGTCTTGCGGGTTGCCTCATAAATGGCAACGTTGGAATTAGTTTTCAACTCTAAAAGAGTATAACCTTCAAAGTTGAAAATATTAGAAACGATATTCATACTTCGTTTGATCCCAAAACGCCTCGCGAACTTCTTTCGGAAGCACGCCTATCTAAAGCGTTATTTCTCTTTCAGAGAATTA